AGATGCACAAGAATCTATGCATGGTGATGTAAGCACAAGCATTCACAACGATGTTTATGGTGTCATGAATGAAATACCAGCACAAGTACCATTTACAAATACTTGGGTTGGCGGTAAACAATCTCGCCACGTTCAATTAAATACAGGTGCAGATAATTACTTATCAAGACCAGAAGCATGGAAAATAACACTTGGAACTTTATTAACTGCTTCATACCAAACAGCAATTGGTTTTGTTGGCGCAGATTACCCTTACCCAGAGGGAAATCCATACGAACCATCTTATCCAGTAGTTGCACACAAAAGAGCAACTTATTTTAGAGAAGAAACAGCAAAAAGACCAGTTAATACAAGAAACATTCAAACTACTACAGGCTCTGTAGTACTTGGAAATTATCAAAATACTTATGAAATACTAAGTTCGTTTGGTTCTACAAATAACAATAGAGAATTAGTAGATGCTGTTAACCCAACCAACAATACAGAGCTTTATGGTATTGTTAGAACTGATGTAACAGATGGAAGAGTAGATTTTACTTTACCAACAAGACAAAGATCACAAACAATTGTTAAAAATTTATTTTCTGCTCCTGGTGATTATAGAACAAATTCAAGAGGTTATCTAAACAGGTACGCTGAAGAATTATCTCCTTATAATTCTTTGCCATTCAGAAACAAACAAATAATTGGTGATGGTTCAAGAAACGCAGATGTATTAACCACAGATTCTGTACAGTATCCAGAAATTGTTTCTGGTTCAAAATTAGAATTAAACAATCTTTTAACTATACCAAGTAGTTTTGGCGGTTATGTTTCTGGATCTACAACAGTTGCATCTTTCCACAAAGTCAATAGAAATCGTATCTTTACAACACAAAATACATTTAATTATGATAATGGTTTTGTGTCACATCCAATACCACAAAAAGATTCTGGTTACTTATGGATTACATCATCATTAAGTGGAACTGCTGTAGACAATAATCTTGCGTTTTTTGGAAATTTCAATAGTGACATTACACTTCCAACTGGTTCCACTTCTTATGAACCAACATACTACTTTGTTTCTGCAAGTGAAATTGGAAGTTATTACGATACTCTTGGATTAACCAGAAAATTCCCAGAAAGTGTCACAGATGCTTCATTAGGTAATAGAAATCAATTTATACCAATTGATTTTGTTGGTTTAAATACACTTATTTATGAAACTAGTTCATACACAACTTTAGGTGAAACAACAAATGATTATCAAACTTTGGTTAACATGAGTGTTGTTGGCACAGTTGATGTAATGCAAAAACCATACATTTTTTCTGCTTTAATGCAACACAGAAATGGTCCATATGGATTTTCATCATTTAAACAAGTAAGAACTGGTGAACATAGAGTAGTTAGAAATCTTGTTAGAGATAACTATACTTCTTTGTTAGTAGAAAACTCAGATGGTACACAAACATTTATAATTCAAAAAGAACCAAACGTTTACTTTAACACACCTTTTACAGCAAAAATTAGAGACACTTTAACAAATCAAATTTTAACGTTTAAGTATTCTTATGAAAACTTATTACAAACTTTTGAACAACCAGATTTATTTAACAACTTGTCTATTACTAATAATCAAACATTTTATGAAAAGAAAATTGCTTTCTTATTAAATAATTCAAGATACAAACTTGTTAATACAAAAGTTGGATTTTCACTTTATCCAAGAAGAAGAAATAAATCTTTATTAGAAAATAACAAGAGAATAAATTATGTATTTACAAGTTGGAGAGATTCTAGAGAAAATAGAAACATTTCTAATTCTATTTCTCAATTTAATTACACAGTAAATAATAATACTATTTTGATACCAAAACAAAGTATTTGGCCTATGGATGCTTCCGCTTCAATAGGTGATGGTGGTGTATTGCAAAATAGCTATTCGTTAATACATAATGGTTTAACTTCTAGTATAACCGCTTCAGTCCTTTATAACTACAAGCACACTTTATTGACTTTAGATAGTTATAAATCTAAATCACCAATTGATGCAGTATTGCAATTTTCACAATCAAGTGTAAACCCTTATCTTCAAGTATCAACTGGTTTGTTTGGTGGTACTGCTATTTGGGAGGCAGGACTTTATGGTAATAATCCATACGCAGATTCTTATGATAATTGGTACGAAAAGATCAGATCAATTGCAAAAGACTATAGTATTATGCCAGAGTATGTTATTTCAGATGATACTAAACTTCTTGCAGCACAACAAAATAAGTTTGATGATGAATACTTAAATTCAATTACACTTACTGGTTCACAATTTAATGCTACTGCATCAATGACAGATAGTTTCGTAAATGATCTAGTTAGATCTGATTTCATTAAAGATGTTGATAAAATCAAAACTGATCTTTCAAGTATAAGCAAAACAATAAAGCTTAAATTAAATTGCGATGCAATAATTAAATTTAATGCAAAACCAGATTTGTATCCACAATACAGAACAGTTGACATAGCAGAAAAATTCTTAACAACAACAGAAAATTATTTATCATTTTGGACAGGTTCTGGTCCTATAGCTGCAAATACTTACACTCAAAAAAATGTTGCTTATAGAAGTGTTTTAACGCCTTTATTTGCTCCTGGTATTCTTTATAATACAATTAAATCTGGTATTGCTGTAGACTTTCCTATTTTAACTTCTTCTCTTGAAGTAACAGGTGGTGTTTATGAAAGTGGTCTTGATAAAGATCGATTAATAAATAATAGTACATTTAACATTAGATTGCCATTTGAAACATTAGTACAACCAGAAAATTATTTAACAACTAATTTTATTGATATGGAACCAAACCCATCTGCTTCATTAGGCATTACTGGTTCATGGTCTGGTCAATACAGCAACAACCTTTACAAGATGGCAATTAATAACTTCTTAGCAGAAAGTATTAATTTCTTCTTACCAGATGGAAAATTAACAACACTTTATTCAAAACCAGAAAGTGAATTTGGTTTAGTAGACCCAACAAAAACTTATCAAGCGTTAGTTAAAATTTATAAAACTGCTGATAATAATAAAATTTTTGATTATGATTATGGTGATTCATTAGGCAATACTTCTTATGCTACAAGAGGCAAGTATGCAAAACCACAATTACCAAGCACATCTAAAGAGACTATTACTATGTACTCAAGACCATCTGCGTTTGGTCCTCCATGTGCTGGTGGTGAAAAAGGAACTACTGGGTTTACTAAAGGCATTGTAGATTCTTCAAATGGGTACAATCCAGCATTTACTCCTCCATACTACGACGGTTCATCTTGGGCAATTCTTACATTTAAACCAAGCGGATCTGTTTCATACAAACCAACATTAAATGAAATAATAAACAACATTACTGCTTCATACATAAGATTTGAAATGATTAGTGGAACTGTTGGAACTTCTGGTCCGTATTCAAGTGCAAATTTGAATACAAATTCAATGCAAGTATCAGCATCTTTGAATTTGTTTAACATTGTTAATACAAATCAAGTTGACTTGTCTACAATTGATGCAACAAACGTTCAGCCAAATTCAAGACTTTGGGCAATACAAACTAAATTTGAAACACCAATCTTGGACTTCAATCCATCTAATACTGGTGCAACAATAACATCTGGTTCACAAATACCAACAATAGGTATGTGGCATCAAATAGGTCAAATACCAGAAGATGATAAAGGAATTTATTTACAAATTACTGATGTTCCAAGATCTTACTTGGTATACGGAACAAACGGTGTATCCTTAGATGTACAAGCCTCAGCAAATACATTTAATACATCACCACAACTAACTGGCTCTCTTTGCGACATTGTTGGATTCTCAAAACAAGAAGTCAAGTTGGGACAAGTTGCAAACGAAAAAACAATTAAAGAAGCAGTAGTTGCAATTCCTTATGTTAATGTATTAAACCAAAGAAGATTTATTAATTTACCAAATAATGCTGTAACTTATGTACAAAATACATTTTTTGGTATGAGCAAAGAAATAGAGCAAACAGAAACCGAAATTCTTTCATCAGTACCAGAAACTGTTAGAAATCAATTAAGGGCAATGAAAGAATACGTTATTCCTCCAAACTTTGATTTTGTAAATAACGATAAAGTAAATCCAATTGCAATGTACTTCTTTGAATTTAGTTACAAACTAACACAACAAGATTTGGTAAACATTTGGCAAGGTATGCAACCAAACATTTCAGTTGAATTTGAAAAACAATCTTCAATTATTGAACATGAAATAAATCAAAATGAATTTATTAATTTAGACAACTTAAGTGAAAAACTTGAATGGTTAGTGTTTAAGGTTAAGCAAAAAGCAAAAACTAATTACTTTGATCAAGTATTCCAATCAATAAAAGAAAAGAATAAAGATAAGATCAATAACTTACTTAAACTTGGAAGAAACAATAAATTTAACATTACTTCATTGGAGTCAATGCCACAATACACTTACAACTGGCCTTACGATTATTTCTCACTTGTAGAGTTAGCTAAGATTGATGCAAAATTAGAATTTGAAAATCTAGATACAGATCCTGCTTCAATTACAAATGTAAGCAATAAAACTCTTAAAGAAATTAGTGAGCAACCAAAAAGAAATCTTAATAAGATTGTTGAATCATCTACCGACAATGCAACTCAATTACTAACTAACGTTTCTACACAAACAATAAGACCAGCATCATCAGCAGGAGATGCTTCAAGATTAAAAAGGAATAGAACATAATGTCTTTTTTTGACTCCAAAGAAGAAGTAATAAATCTTGAACTTACAAGTTATGGTAAACTTTTATTATCAAAAGGTCTATTAAAACCAGAGTATTATTCCTTTCATGATGAAGACGTACTTTATGATGTATCTTATTCTAATTTGCAAGAAAATGCTGGTGTTGCTGAAGTAAGAATACAAGAACAAACAATTTATGTAAAACCAATTTATAATTTTGTATCTCCAACGCCTTTAATACAAAAAGCACTAAACCAAGACAATTATTTGAAAAGTATTAATAACCTTAATGAATACAAAGTAGACTATTTTGATAATTCATTAGGAGTATCAAGTATTTACAATCTTTATGCTCCAGCGTGGAACATAAAAAATCTTTCAACTGTATTTGTTTCGTCAAGTAACAATTTTTCTAATACAAATCTAAGAATACCACAGTTTGAATGTATTCTAACCGCATCATTTATTAAAACTACAGAAGATAAATTAAACCAAGATCAACAGTTAGCAGAACTAGTTTCCTCTAAACTTAATGCTGTGTTTCTTGAAGATGGAACTGTTTATTTTAATGATTTTGAAGAGTTAGTAATTAAAATGGAAGAATTAAATACTGATGCAGATTTCGATAAATTTGAAATAGAAATTTTTAAAGTTCAAACAAATAATGATGGTACTGAATCGTATGAAATTATGAAACTACCAAAAGAATTAAATTTTGTTGACGATAATGGATTACTACAAAACTTATCAGCTTTAAACTTACAAGAAATTATAGATGATAGTTATGCGACTAAATTTTTTGATGTTTTGGTGGACAAAGAAATTAATGATGAGATTGCATGTAAGCACATTTTATTATCTACACAAAATCAAGACGCAATCTTTAATGACATAACTATTTGTGATAATGTTAATGTTAAATACAAAACAAATGATCTCTACAGAATAATTAATGATAGAGCAACAGGAAGAAACTGCTAAAATGCCTTCAATAATAAAAACAGAAAACGAACTTTTACCACAATTAAAAATAACAAGTTTATTATTGGGTCAAGGCGAAACAAATAATTCTAATTTAGTTAGCGTTTTAGAAGATACTAATAATTTGTATTTAGAAGTAAATGTTGAAACTATAAACAATGTAACATCGCTTGATCAAATAGTACAAGATAACGAGTATTATAAATACATTCAAATAAGTGTATCAGTTGAACCACAACCAGTATCTACTACGCCAATCAGAAAGAATCTATTAAACAGTAGTGGTGAAATAAATTTACAAAACAAGTTTGTGTTAAAAAACATAAACTCTGATACTTTTTCTTTAAAAATAGAACAAAGTTTTGATTTTGATTCGTTCGCATCAGACAATAAAATTAGTTTAGAACAAAAACAATTATTAATAAACGTTTACGGACAAACACAATCAATAACTTATCCAATTTTACTAAACAAAAAAATAATTAAAACATTTGATAATGGTGAAAATTCAATTTTAATTGATAAAAGATTTTTAGATGGTTTAGACGTATTTCAAGATAATTTACAATTTAATAAAATTGAAAGAACAAACACAAGTTATTTTGGTGATAATTTTTATCAAACACATAATAATCAAAATTTAACTTCTTTTATAATTTTTGATTATGAATCTTTTTTAAGAGAAACAAGTTTCTTTACAGAAAATGCATTACAAAATTATTCATACACAATTGAAGTAGTAAAGAATAATAGCATAGTTGATGTTATTAGTGTATCTTTTGATAGTAATACTGTTTCTTTCTTTAGTAAGAAATCGGTATCTGTGTTACACAAAACAAATCCTTCTTTGTTTATTTCTGTTAATGAGCAAATGGATTCGTTGAGTGAAACAACTACAAATACTTATAAGCTAAACGTAACAAATAAAGATAAAACATTTATTAATTTTTATAATAGATTAGATAATACAGGGGAATTTGTTGATCTTAGAAATTCTTACGATCAGTTAAAAAATGTAATCAAGTTTGCAACAACCAGAATGGATCAAACAAAAAACATTTATTATTTAGATCCAGTAACATTAAAGTTTCAAGAAGATTTTATTTTATTTTATCAACAAAAAGAAAATTATTTTAATTCTACATTTAATTCTTTTAAAATAAACATAAACATAAATGAATTTATAACTTCTATTTTTAGAGTTTATAATAAATTTTCTAACAATACAATTACTCAAGAGCAAATAGAAGATGTGGTTAATTTACTTGTACTACAAAATACAACTTATGATCTATGGCAAAGAATGTTTAATACCTTAGATAAATTGTTCAGCACTTTAGAAAATTTTCTATACAACATTACTATAACTCCATCAATTACAAGAAGTAAAAGTTTCATTAAAAAAGTTACAAAAAGCAATTATTATTATTCAATAAGTAATTTTAACTCATACGATTTATTTCCAAAAGTTTCATACGAACAAGTTTCTAATTCTTACCTACAAAATGAACCTTCAGGTTTAGCACAATTTTTTACATTTAAAACAGTTACTTATAAAAATGAAAACAACATTCAATTTGATAGTCCAACGTATAATGCTATAAATGCTTATTTAAACACAAAATTAAAAATTAATAGTAAACAAATAAGTGATTCAAGTTTATTAGGATTTACAAACTTAGAACCATTTGGAGTAGATGTTATAGAACAAGATCAGCAAGCAGAAGCAAACAATCCTATTAAATCTAATTCACTTTTGAATCCAATTTCTACTGCTAAAAATTCTAAAACATCAAACAATTATTTAAATTTAAATAAAATAAAAGATTTAGATAATAATACAAAATTTGCAATCAGCAATACAAATAAAATGTTACTTGGCTTATCGAGTGGTAAAATTACAGATACATTATCATTAAATTCATTATTTCCAAAGCTTGCATTTAGTAGGTTTAATTATAGTTTAAATAGATTTGAACTTATTGAAGATTTATCAACACTAATAAACAATGATTTAATAAAATTAGAAGTTATTCAAGAACCAGAAATCTTTTCAACAAACAATGTAGGTATAGAACAAATAGATTTAGTAAATACTTATTTCATAATAGATGGAGTTTAATAATGTCATTAAAAAGTAAAAATGTTATTAGTAATTTTACTGGAAACTCTGTCACACTTAAAAATCAACAAAGTTTTGATAAATTAGATGAACTAATGTCAAATGTTGGGTTACCACCTTACACTTTATTAACTGAAATTAATAATCTTCTTAGATCTGGTAATGCTACTACTATTGAGGATCTAGAGTCTACTCTAAATGTTTTACCTTTACAAGAAATAGATACAAACATCCAACTAGTTTATGGCCTTACTGGCCTAAATGACGCTGTTTGTATTGCTAATGGCAATTATTTTATAAACAACATTGCATCAAACAGACTTGATAAAAACAATCTTTCATCTTATGCGTTTTCATTTTTTGAAGTTAATGTAGAAACCCAAACAACTATTTCAATAAATACTAATAAATTTCTTGGATTTATAGAAAAATACTTACCAAAATTAAACCAATTTGTTTTGTTAACTAATAGAAGTGAAGCATTTATTAATTTATTAAAAACACTTTTTATGTATTCATTAAATAAAATTGCTATAAACAATACTAATGTAAATTATTGTGTATACGAAACAAATTTAAGAGAAAAGAAAAACACAAATAATAATTCTTATTTCTATGATGTAAAACCACAATACAATTTTTATTTAAAAAATTATGAAAGCGTATTTAATGAAAACTTTTCCTATACCAACATGATACCAAATTATTATGCTGTTAACAGTTATTTAATTGATAATAATCAAAATGTTGAAAGTCATTTAAGTTTAGGAAGAAGAGTACCTGTAACAAAGAAAAATGTATTATCACAAGAGTATTTTACTAATCTATCTAATAACATTAAAACAAATTTAGGAGATGATGCGTTTTTAAATACATACTCTAGTATCTTTAATAACGTTTTATTAGATTCAACTTCTTATTCTACAAATCAAATCTCTACAGAAAACTTTCCATATGTTAATGAATTTACATTTTTTAATGATACTAACCCAATCTCGACTTTTTTAATTAACAACAGCCTAGAGTTATTAACGTTAAATAATTGCTATTCTTCTCTTTATGGAATTGGTAGTAACTCAACTTTATTTAGTATACAAACAACAGATGTTCAGCAAACAGTAGATACAACTGGTCAATTTCTTTCTGTAAATGGTACAAGATACAACAACACTTATACAAATAAATTAGAAAATAAAAATACTCAAAACACAACTTTCAACCAAATTTATAATTTTTTAATAACTTCCCCTTATGGATTTGAAGTAAAAAATAATAATGCATTTAAATTCGATAATAATTTCACCAACCTAGAGGGTCCAAAAAATTTATTTAGATTTGCAAAGTTAAATAATTTATTTTTTGATTTATACAAAGAGTACAATGATTACACTTATGTTAAAAATTTACAAAATTTAAGAGCAGATACCGTATGTTATTTTGTTGAAAAATTATTAGAAACAAATAGTGTATTGCAAACAGTTGGTTTAACAACCGAGCAAAGTGACCAAATAGTTTATAAAGACACACAAATACCTTATAATAAAAATCTTATTTATAATGTGTATTCAATTGATTCAATACCAACAATTAATTTATCTTACGAAAATGTTTTAAATTATTATACAGAATTAAAATTAAACATTATTACTAATGTTGAGTATAAATTTTATAAAAATCTTTTATTTACAACTCAAGCAAAAGTAACAGATTCAGCACCAGTTTTTCCATTAGTTAATTTTGTTCCATACAGAAACATTAATTCTGTTGTGACTATTTTATTTAATGCTACAAGTGCGACAATTAGAGAACATCCAATACCAATTTTACAAGATGATTTAAATCAATTTATTGAATTACAGAAAAAAGAATCAGAACAAGATGGAAAGATAATTTTTCAAAGTGATGATTTAATTGATAGAGTTCAAATTTTTAGAACAACTACCAAACCAACATCATACTCAGATTTTTCTAATTCATTATTTCAAGAAGTATCTTTTAATAATTTATCTGCTGCTTCTTATCTTATGAATGTAGAACCAAATCTTAAATACTATTTAACATTTAGAAGTATAGATGTTCATGGACTTTTATCAAATCCAACTGAAGTTTTTGAATTAGAATCTATTTCTAATAGTGGTGCTAATTATTTTGTAATAAACACTATTAATTTATTTAATAATCAAAATTTTAATTTTAGTAAAAATTTAAGAAAGTATTTAAGTATCTCTCCATCATTTGATTATTCTCAAGTTAATCTATTAGATAATAATCAAATTAAATTTGGAAATGATGATAAATTATGGGGACAAAAATTTAAAATTAGAGTAACATCTAAGAAAAGCGGAAAAGCATTTGATCTAAACATAAAATACATAAAAAATGAAATAGATTTAACATAATAAACTATTTACAAAAAGAGGAAACTAAACAATGGCGTTTTTGGATAATAGCGGCGACATAATACTTGACGCAGTTTTAACAGATACAGGAAGACTTAGATTAGCAAAAGGAGATGGTAGTTTTAGAATTACACAATTTGCTTTTGGTGATGATGAAATAAACTATGGTCTTTACAATAAGAATCATCCATCTGGTTCTGCTTATTATGATTTAGAAATCCTTCAAAGCCCAATACTTGAAGCTTTTACAAATAATACATCAGTTCTTAAATACCAATTAATTTCTAATAACAGAACAGACTTGTTATTCCTCCCAGTAGCAAAATTAAACACTATCTTAAATCCATTTAGTACAGGATACTCAAGTTACTTTGTAGTGTCAAATACTACTACAAGAGATGCAATACAAAATAGTTCTGTTGGATTCCTAGATGGTGTAACAAATACACCACAATTTTTACCAATTAGTGTAGATCAAGGTTTAGATTCTAATCAAACAGATAGAACAAAAAATTTAGTAGAAACAGATTCTACATTGTATGAATCCCAATACTCTATTGAAGTTAATTACAATCTTTTAAGATTAAGAATTGGAAATCAACTTCTTGAACCTACCTCAATTGATGATGATGGGTTTGCAATTTATGTATTAGATGAAAACATAAATACTTCTGCAATCACACAATTACAACCTGGAGAAGTGTATGCACCAAATCAATGCTCCACAGTTCTAAATGGCACAGTAGGAAGTAGATTATCATTAAACCTTTTATGTTCAACACAAGTACAAATAGGAACAGAAATTTTCACAAGACTTGGTGGAACATTTAACGGAGCAAGTGTAGGACTTAATGCAGCAACCTATTACATAGATACAGCCATAACTGTAAAAGGATTAACTACTGGAGTATCTACAACAGTACCATTAAAGATAGTTAAAAATCCATAATTAATTAAGGAATAAAAAATGTCAACTTACAAACCACTTTCATCAAACGATACAGTTTCAACAAGAACGTTACTAAATGAGGTTATTCCTTTAACTGGTACTATTGTTTCTGGAACATACAACGACAATAACATAAAAAATTATTCACATCAAATGTTCCAATCTGTTTATGATTATCCTTATTTAAGTTCTTCTGCAAATCACATCTTTGACATAGCAGTAGGGTTTTCAACTGGATCAGCTTTATCAAGTTCAACCGCTACTCAAGTTGCTAAAAAAGTTAACATTTATAACCAAATGGCTCAATTACTAGTTGGTTATAACACAACAAATGCTATTCAAAGATTTGATCAAGACGGTGATTTAGGAAGTGGAACAAAAATAGATAATGCATTTTTTCTTTCATTTAGTAGATTATTAACAAAAGATGAAATTAAAAAAGGTTCATTTACTTTACAAGTTCTTACAGGTGGTGCAAATACTTCTCCATCAAACATACTAACAATTTCTGATTACGGTGCAACCACAGACTACAGAACTAATTCACCAGCGGGAGAATACGGAATACTTTATACTTCTTCAGCCGCTGTAGACGGTACTGGTGTTGGTTTGATTTATTATCAAGCTGGTTTGGTTGTACTAACTTGCTCTGTTTTTAACGGTAACTTTGGTCCAAGATCCGATACATCAACCTACACATCTTCTGTAGCAAATTATTTTGTTACTGGTTCAACAACAGGATCGTTTGATGGATTTAGAAACAGACTTTACAATGTTCAATTCAACAACACAACTGAGTTGAATTCAACAGTATACTTCTGTCGTGCAAATCATAACGAATTTAACTATTCATCAAATCCAACTTATCTTAGTGGTGGACAAATAACTGTTAAAAATAACGCATCCGACGCTCCAGTTTCTTACATAACTACAGTAGGTTTGTACTCAGCAGACAATGAGCTTCTTGCTGTTGCTAAACTTAGTGAACCATTAAAGAAAACTGTTGACAACGAACTAACAGTAAGAGTTAGATTGGACTACTAAAAGTGTTATGTCATTACATAAAATTAAACCAAACGAAATCTTTATTAATCAAGTAGAATTTAATCCAAAGGTTAATTTTTATGTTTATGATGGAAAAACTTATTATAACCAACAATCAGAAATTTCTGGAGCATTTACTAGTAACGTACTAAATGTTCCAGTAGGTCACTTAAGCCTTTATGAATTAAACGTAGACAGAAACCAATCTCAAACTGGTTTAATTTATCCATTTATTACAAAAGATGGTTCATTAACTTCTTTTAGAACAATAAGCACAACATCATTTAATACCGATTTTGCTTATGGTAACGAAGTAACAGGCACTTATCCAATGAGTGCTACAATACTACGTGAGTTTTATCAAACAGGTGAAACAAGAACCCACTTAAACGCACTTAAAAATACATTAAATTATTATTCTTATGTTTCTAATCACTATTCTTATTCTTCTTCTTTAGGTGATAAATCAAATCAACCATTAAATTTATTAAGTATTCCATCGATCTTTTACGGTTCTTCTATTAAAAAAGGAACAGTAAAGTTAGACTTTTACATTTCTGGTACATTAATTGGTACGTTAGAAGATTATAATAAAAATGGTGAATTGATACAAACTGGTCCATCTGGTTCTACAGGTTCTGGATCGGTTGCTGGAGTCGTTCTTTACACAGAAGGTTTCGTTATTCTTACAGGGTCATGGGGACTTGAAACTGGTATTGCAAGAAACTATTTAAACGACATTAGTAATCAAGTAACATCTTCGTGGCTTTATTTTGGTTCTGGTATGTCTGGAACTGAAGCTTATACTTATGGTTCTTTACCATCATCAAGTTTTAACATACAATTTGATGGAATCAACAAAACACCAGTTATGACATTTTTTGCTCACGCTAAAAGAGGAGAGCTTAACAACTCATTAAATCCAACATTTATTGCAAGCTCAAGTTATAAACAACCTTTAATAAATTCAAGTTCTTATGTAGAATACGAATACATGCAACCAACAAATGTTGTATCAAGTTCATTTAATACAGAACCATACTTAGAAAAAATTACATTTATTTCATCAATTAAGTTGTATGATAGAAATAAAAATGTTATTGGTATTGCAAAACTATCTAAACCAATAAGAAAATCTCAAGAAAGAGATTTAGCATTTAAAATTAAACTTGACTTGTAGGCAGTAATGAAACCAGCAATAATTGGACTTGATGTAAGTTCATCTAAAATAGGTGTAGCCGTTTTGGGTGAAGATAGAAAAATACTAACATCAGAAGTTATAAAATTAAAATCTGATGATTCTTTAGAAAATCGTGCTTTAATGTTAGAAAATAAATTGGAAAAATTAAAAAAGTATTATTTTATTGATAATGTTTTTGTAGAAGAACCATTTATTGCTTTTGGTGGTGGTAAGACTACTGCACAAACAATGGCTACTCTACAAAGATTTAATGGAATGTGTTGTTATTCAATTTATCGTGTTTTTGATAAACCACCAAAAATGGTTTCTGTTAGAAGTGCAAGATCTAAGTTGGGCATAAAAATACCAAAAGGCACCCCACAAAAAGAATCAAAAAAATACATAATTGAGTATGTGGAAAAGAACCATCCAGAATTTCAATACACCACAACAGCGCATGGAAATCCACAACCTGGAACAGACGATAGAGCAGACGCTATTGTTATTGCATTATACGGACTTGACCAGACAGAATAGCCATGCTATGATCTGAACATGGCAACCAAAACATCACTACTAAGCTCGGCACTAGGAGACTACAGAAAGTCTGGTGACGAGCTTCTTTTCTTTTGTCCTTTCTGTCAGCATCACAAAAAGAAATTATCTGTAAATTTAAAAACAAACAACTATAAATGTTGGGTTTGTGACGAGCGTGGTAAAAATGTAAGACGCTTGTTGAAACCTCGTTTGTCTTATTCTGAATTATACGAATGGGATAAGTTAAATAATTACGTTGACCTTACTCAGCTTGATTCAAACATTTTTGATGATCACTCAAAAGTTGTTGAAGAAATTATTGAACTACCAGAAGATTTTGTTTCTCTTGCAAATAAAAATCTTCCTATGTCTTCGCGTTTTGCTCTTAAGTATTTGCAAGACCGTGGTATTACAAAAGAAGACATTTTAATGTGGAAGATTGGTTATTGTAATAAAGGAGAATACAAAGATAGAGTAATTGTTCCATCATTTAATAATGATGGTAATGTTAATTATTTTATTGCTCGTTCCTATACAAATAGTTTTCCTAAATACATGAATCCAAAAGTGTCTAAAGACATTGTGTTTAATGAAATCAACATCGATTGGGATGAAGACATTGTAATTGTTGAAGGTGTGTTTGATGCTATGAAAGCAGTAAATGCAATACCGCTTTTGGGTTCTACATTAAATCAACAATCCAATTTGTTTAATAAGATTGTTTACTATGACCCAAAAGTTTACATTGCACTTGACCCAGATGCAGAGAAAAAAGCTTCTACACTAATCCAAAACTTGGTTGGGTATGGTATAGAAATTTATAAAATCGACATTTCTGGTTATGATGATGTTGGTGCGATGCCCAAGCACGTTTTTATAAACAGAAAAGAAAGAGCAGAACTAATTGGCGAAGATTGGGTTTTAGAGCATAATCTTCTTGCTATTTGATGATTTCTGTAGTACATTGACTTGGGAGACAGTATGAAGTTTGCTCACATTGCGGATACGCACATCAAAAACTTAAAATACCATACAGAATACAAAACTGTATTTAGTAAAATGTACGATACCTTGAAAGAAGAAAAGGTAGATTACATAATTCATTGTGGAGACATTGCTCACACCAAAACTCAAATCTCACCAGAGTTTGTTGAAATGGCAGCAGATTTTTTTAAAAATCTTTCTGCTATTGCCCCAACATACATTATTCTTGGCAATCATGACGGTAACCTTACTAACGACAGTAGACAGGATGCACTTACTCCAATCGTAAATGCTTTGAATCTTAACAATCTTTATCTTTTAAAGAAGTCGGGCGAGACTAAACTAAAAGATAATTTTGTTCTTAATGTCTTATCTGTGTTTGATGAAGAAGGTTGGGTAAAACCATCAGATCCAAATGCAGTTAACATCGCACTTTATCACGGTTCTGTTAATGGAGTAAAAACAGATACAGGGTTTGTTTTGGAAAAAGCAGACCATGATGTTTCTATTTTTGTAGGTCATGACTACGCATTTCTTGGTGACATTCACAAAACAAACCAAACTCTTGATACAGATGGAAGAATTCGTTACCCAGGCTCTACTCTTCAACAAAATCATGGTGAAACAAACGATAAAGGATTTCTTATTTGGGACATTCAAGATAAGCTCTCATTTGATTGCAAACACGTTTTAATTGAAAACCCTAATCCTTTTATCACAGTTGAACTTGAAGAGAATGGCGGGCTTCCTAATGGGCTTACAATACCTTTGAATGCAAGGCTTAGACTTCTATCTCGTACCAATCTTCCAGCAGAAATTATGAAGAATGTTGGTGACGTTGTAAAAGAAAAATGGAAACCAGAAAGTGTATCTTTTTTATCCAAGAACGTCGCCAGATCAAAAGAACTAAAGGAAAGTGTAGATGGTATTGAGAAAGAAGATCTACGAAATGTAAAAGTTCAAGAACAATTAATTGAAGAGTTTCTTGTCAACTATAAAGTACCAACTGATGTTTTGCAGAAGGTATTTGAAATTAATAAAAAATTTAATACAGAAGTAGAGTCAAAAGAAGAAGTTGCACGTAACATTAATTGGAAAGTTGAGTCTTTAGAATGGGATAATCTTTTTAATTATGGAACAGATAACAAAATTAATTTCAAAAATTTACAAGGTATTGTTGGTATCTTTGGTAAAAACTACTCTGGTAAATCTTCTGTAATTGATAGTATTCTTTATGCTTTGTATAACACAACTTCAAAGAACGAAAAGAAAGCATCAAACGTAATCAACACAGCAAAGAAAAATGCTGTTGTTAACTTAAAATTATCAGTAGATGATAGTGAGTATGTTATTGCTCGTAGTTGTGAGAAAGTAATCAAGAAAGATGGTTCTGAAGAAGCTAAAACAACTTTGAACTTTATTGGCGATGGTGTTTCTATTAATGGAGATACAAGGGTTCAAACAGACGCAAACATTAAAAAAATGTTTGGCACTATTGATGATTTTATGCTTACCTCTATGTCTTCACAACTTGATTCACTTTCTTTTATTCGCGAAGGTTCTACAAAACGCAAAGAGATTCTTGGTCGCTTTTTGGATTTGGAAATCTTTGATGCTAAAAATAAACTAGCAAAAGAAGAATCAGCAAGTATCAAAGCTTTAATTAAGAAGCTTGAAGTAACAGATTACGATACTCAAATTTTAAAAACACAAGATGAAATAGAAATTCTTAATACTACAACTAATCTATTGAAAGATCTTGTCAGCGATTCTAATAATACTTTGAAGCAGTTGAAGACAGAGATTGATTCATTAGATGGACAATTAAAATCAATAAACGTTGAGTCAATTGACATTTCAAAAACTATAGAAAGACGGGAGTATCTACTTACTACTTCAGTTAAAGCCTCAACCGCTAAAGCAGATAAAGTATTAGAATTAGAAAACAAAACAGCAGAGTTTGATAAAATTACAGATTTTCTAAACAACTTTGACATTGTTGGTTTAAACAAAAAGAAAGAAGAGATAAAGGACTATCAATCTAAACTGTCTGCTATTACTCAAGATCTTCAATTAAACAATAAAGAAACAAAGTATCTAAAAGATAAAATTAAATTACTTGGCGAAGTTCCTTGTGGTACACAGTTTCCAACTTGTAAGTTTATAAAAGACGCTATTGATGCTTCAAATAAAATTACAAATCAAGAAAACAAAACTAATAACCTTGCAGATGAACACGATAAAGTTGGAGAAGCACTTGCTTTATTAAGTCCAGACGTTGTAGAAAAACAACTAAACAAGTACCAAATGGTTGTCAATAAACAAACAACAGTCGAAAAAGAAATACTTCAATTAAAGATTGATGTTGAAAAATTTAATACAATTATTTCTAACATTAATAAAGAAATGAATCTTGTTAAAGAGAAAATAGAACAATACAAAAAGAACGAAGAACTGTTCAAACAAGTTGAATCTTTAACACAAGACAGAAACGATAAACAAATTGAATGGAATCAACTTGATAAAGAAACTAAAGCAAATAACGAACAGTTGTTGCAATGTTACATAAAGTATGGGTCACTAGTAGAAAAGATTGCTGCATTAAATGTTACAAAGCAAGAATTAGAAAATTATAGAAATGAATTTGCTGCTTACGATTACTTTATGAAGGCTACAAGCTCTAATGGTATTTCTTATGAGATTATCAAAAAGAAACTTCCAATTATTAACGAAGAGATAGCAACTATTCTTTCTAACATTGTAGATTTTCAAATTTATTTTGAAGATGATGGGTCTAAGTTAAACATCATGATTCAACATCCTAATAGTGAACCAAGACCTATTGAAATGGGTTCTGGTGCAGAGAAATCAATTGCTGCTATGGCTATAAGACTTTCAATGCTTCAAGTATCTAATCTGCCTAAGTCTAATTTGTTTATTTTAGATGAACCTGGAACTGCATTAGATAGTGAGAACCTTGAAGGCTTTATCAGAATACTTGATATGATTAAAAATTATTATGATACTGTTCTTCTTATTTCCCATATGGATGCTTTAAAAGATGTAGCAGATCAAATAATTACAATAGATAATGTAAATGGATTTGCCAAGATTGTTATTTAAAACTATTTAATGGTATGTTAACAGAACGCAAATTAAGAAACATAATAAAACAAGAATTGCTAGATCTTCTTGAGGCAAGACAGCCAACAGAGGATCTGGCAATTTTTTATAAGTTACTTAGCCAATTAGGAACTTTTCATTTTGGTGGTGACAAAGAACAACAAACAATGTCATTCTTAAATAACGAAATGATACCAACATTAGATTCATTGATAGAAAAAATAGAAAAAATTACATTTAAAAAAGTAAACGAAAGCATCATTGACACTTTGCGTTTGTATGTTGGCAAAGAAAAAGAAGCACCAGAAGTTTTTACTAAAACTGATTTACAAATTACAATACAAGAAGTAAAAAATAAGTTAAAAGAATTAACAAATTTAATTTTTGATAAAAGAGCTGGCTTTAACAAAGAATACCAAAAATACCATGATGAATCTGTTTCTCCGATACTTGATCAACTAAAACAAAAATTAGAAGAATTAGTTCAATCTAATACAAAACATCCTTCGCGATCACAACTTACAAAAAGTGATATCTTAAAAAGAGCGGAAAAAGGTATATGACTTTTTTATTGACTCATTGGAAATTGATACTAGCTATTGTTTATGGTATAAGTGTGCCTATCTATTTTAGTATTAGTTCTGATAAAGCTGTTAAAAATATGGAATCTGCTTTAGAATCTTCACAAGAATCAAATAAAAAACAATTAGAAGTTTTACAAAATTATTTAGAAGATCAGCGTGTAGCATACGATAAAATGTTTAAAGATTACCAAGCAAAAATGGCAAAGCTTGAAGAAGATTATCAAAAAGATTTAAAAAAAGTAACCGACAAACAAGCTGTGCAACAAAAACAATTAGCAGATAGGTTTACTGATCCTAAAGCAGTAGATGAAGAATTAGAAAAAAGGTTTGGATTAAAAAAATGATTACACTATTATTACTAGCAAAATTAGCAAATGCACAAGATTACTCACCAATAAAAAAAGGTGAAGTTTCTCCAATAAGTGGTACGGTATTAACGCCAACCGCTATGGCAACAATAATTGCTAAATGTGATGCAGATGTTGCAACAGAAAAAGTAAAAGCTAAATATGAGCTAGAGAAACTACAAACAACTTGTGATTTGAATGAAGAAAAATTACAATATGATTTAGACGCACATATTAAAACAAGCAAAGATATTATAGAAATAAAAGATAAAGAATTAGAAAAAGCTTATGAAATTATTAAAAATAATTCTAAGAAAAATACTTCACTTTGGTTGGGAGTAGGATTTACTGCTGGACTTGTAACTTCATTTAGTATAATATATGGCTATGAAAATTTGACAAATAATTAAAACCATAATAAATTATATTAGGATTAATATAATGTCATTTTTAAATACACCAATACCAATAGTTGAAGCTTTTATTAGAGGAAATTTTTTACGAAATAATGAAGATTCGCATGATAAAAAATTTCCTTGTTATATATTTGGAATGTGCTCAATACCATCACAAGCTCCATTATTTCACTTTATTATGGAAGATGGGGGATTATGGTGGAGAATGCCTATACATGCTTTTTGTTGGAAAGATACTGCACCACAACAAGAGTTAGACGAATTAGTTCTTTGGGATTCGTTTTCGTATCATGTTGGAGTAACTTCATATCCAATTTTAAAAAATAAAGTTGTTAAGTTTATTTCTAGACGCAGGGAAAAATACCAAGGTAGATATTTATTTACGTTAGATTGGGCAAGCTCCTCAGATTCATCGGAAACAGATTTTGGACTAAGTGAGTTTCCATCTCAACATAAATGTGGTCATTTTATTGCAATGGATAATGGTAATTTTGCTATTCAACCTAACAATCGTCTAACAATACATGATCCTTCTTTTACTGTTAAAGATAAAGTTGTTATAAATAGAAAATATAATACTACACTTTGGACAGCCGAACGCAATGCTAGGTGGGTAACACCAGATACAGATATTATGAATTATGATCATACTGATTTGCAAAATGGCGAATCAAACTCTCAAAGATCAAATCAATACAATAATATAGATAATGAAACTATTAATAAATCATAAAAATAGTATTTTTGATGGTAGCAAACCACTCATACATTTAGAAGCTGTTAAAGAAGATGAAACAGCAAAATATATGTTTGAAAATGGTTGGGTTCCATATGGCGATGTATGGTATCAAACAATGTCTTCAAGATTAAAATTTGGCAATATTTCTAATTCAAGAAAAAAACAACTAAAAAATATTAATGTATCTTATACAACAAACAATGATAATATTATTGTTCCAAACGATATCAGTAATTACAATAACTCTAAATATTTAGATTTTTTCTTTGACGATATATTTTGGGGTAGAATAAATTTTTATGAAGACCAAATATTTTATTCTACCATGAATAAAATATATGATAAAAAATCTTATGGAACTTTGTCTTTTTATTATTTACTTGAAAAGTATAAAAATAATTATGAGTATTTATATATTGCAGATTATTATGAGCAATTTAAGTATAAATCTAAATTACCAAATTTTCAATTTTGGAATGGTTCTAATTGGATAAAAGAGGATATATGAAAGATCCAAATGAAATTGTAAAAATAGAAAAAGCTATAGCACAGAAGTATGGCGAAGATACAATAATGAATCCAAAACATTATTGGAACGAAGATAAAGAAAAAGAATACCTCCAACAAATAAAAGAAGTAACCAAGCAAGAAATAAAAGACAGAGAAAACAATCAAAAGATTGATATTGGTGGTCTTTTTATTTCTAAAAAACTACTTAATAAAGACAGCAATAGAAGTTGTCCCGTTTGTCATACTTATTCTTTTGATCTTAACGATGATTTATACATGAATCGATACCAATGTTGTAAAAAATGTTACATACAATGGGTTGAAGGAAGAGAAGAAAGATGGAAAACAGGATGGAGGCCAAATGAAAATAACAGTAAGTCGTGAAGAGCTTAAACAAATAATTAAAGAAGAGTGGGAGCGTGAGATGCTTCTTGAAATGCATACAGAAGCTGAAGAAATGGCAATGCCACAAGGTTACGATTCAACTGTTGAAGACCAAGATCAAGAATTAGATTACGAAGGTTACATGACCAAATCTCAACTTTATAAAATTGGTGAAGCTGCTTTAAAGCTTCACGATATGATAGAAGATGGCGACAACCTTCCAGAATGGATGCAATCAAAAATTGCACAAGCAGAACAAATGATTCAATCGGCATATAATGCATTAAAATACGACAAAGTAAGAGGGACTGTATAATGGCTACTACTCTTGAAATAGTTCAAGGCATCGCACAAGCAGCAGCAAATGCTTATGATGGTTCACACATTGGTAAATACAATGCTGATGGAGAAGAAAAGAAAATAGGACTCCGCAGAGAAGAGGGTGATCCAATCCTTGACTCAAGAGTTATTGATGGATTTAAAGTTAAATTTAAAGGTAATAAACTTTGTATAACTTACCAAAGTGAAATTCGTTTAAAAGAAGTTCATAAAGGTGCAAAATTTGAATCTGAAATGGAAGGAGTTATGGCAGACATTGTTAAATTCTTAAAGAAAGAATATAAAATAATTACTGGTAATTCTCTTTCTTTAAAGCCTGTAGGCGAGGTAAACATTTTTGTTCAACCAATTTCAAGAACAAGAACGGATCTTTCAATGTATCAAGAGTTTGAAATAACTTCTTACGATAGTAAAATTGTTATTGCAGTTGGGCTTCCAAGTGAAGACACAACAAGAGATGCAATTAAAAAATTCCTTTCTTTAGGAAGACAAAAAGCTAAAAGACCTTCAAACGATACAAGAAAACAAGAAAAGAAAAAAGATTAAAATGAAATGGCAGTTTACCGACCAACAAAACAGGAAATACAATCTGAAATTTTAAAGTGTGGTAAAGACCCAATTTATTTTTTAAATACTTACGCAAGAATTTCTGATACACAAAAAGGTCCAATACCTTTTAGAACTTATGATTTTCAAAATGAAGTTCTAAAGGATATGAAGGACTTTCGTTTTAACGTTGTTTTAAAGGCCCGTCAGCTAGGGTTATCAACAATTGTGGCAGGATACATTGCTTGGTTGATGTTATTTCATAGAGATAAGAACGTACTCATCTTAGCAACCAAATTATTATCAGCATCAAACTTGGTAAAGAAAGTTAAATACATAATCAAAAGTCTTCCAGAATGGTTGATGATTGCTGATGTTAAAATAGACAACAGAAACTCATTTGAATTAACAAACGGTTCACAAATTAAAGCTTCAGCAACTTCTGGCGATGCTGGTCGTTCTGAGGCTCTTTCTTTGTTGGTTCTGGACGAAGCTGCATTCATTGAGAACATGAAAGACCTTTGGACAGGTGTGTATCCTACACTTGCTACAGGTGGTCGTTGTATTGCTATCTCAACCCCTAATGGTGTAGGTAATTGGTTCCACCAAACTTATGTAAATGCCGAATCTGGTGAAAATGAATTTCATCCAATAAAACTACATTGGTCTGTGCATCCAAATAGAGATCAATCTTGGTTTGAAAAAGAAACAAAAAATATGTCAAGAAGAGAGATTGCACAAGAATATGAATGTTCTTTTAATGCATCTGGCGAAACTGTAATTGCTGCTGAGGATTTAGAATACTTACACAACAATTGTAAAGAGCCAAAACATAGAACAGGTGTTGATAGAAACTATTGGATTTGGAAAGAGTTTAATTCTGAGCATACTTACGTTTTGGTTGCAGACGTAGCTAGAGGTGATGGTAAGGATAATTCTGTATTTCATATTGTAAACTTAGATACAAATGAAGTTATAGCAGAATATCAAGGCAAAATAACCACAGAAGATTTTGCAAACTTAATTATGACCGCTGGTAAAGAATATGGTAACTGTATGGTTGTTATTGAGAATAACAACATAGGCTTTTCAGTATCAGAAAAAATAATAGCTGCTGGTTATCCAAACATATATTACTCTACTAAAGGTTCGGCAGAATATATTGATCAGATATCAGCAGAAGGCACTACAAATACAGTCCCAGGATTTACAACCTCACATAAAACAAGACCATTAATTATTGCTAAGCTTGAAGAGTTTATAAGAAATAAAACTATAAAAATTAATTCATTAAGAACTGTAAACGAATTAGATACATTTATTTGGTCTTATGGAAGAGGCCAAGCAATGCAAGGCTATAACGACGATTTGGTTATGTCACTTGCAATCGCTTGTTGGATTAAAGATACAGTATTTCAAACTAACCAAAGAGAGCTAGAATATAAGAAAGCAATGTTGACAAGTCTAGTAAAAACTAATACAATGATGGATACAAAAATACCTGGTATGCTTGGTTACAATAAAGACTTATCAGTTTCTTTAAACGAAGCGAAACAACAATATGAAAACTTCTTTTGGGTTTATAAAGGATAAAAATGGCAGATCAAAAATTTAAAAATACAAAAAATCAAGACTCTGAATTATTTAAGAGGCTTACTAAGTTATTCTCTGGTCCTATAGTAAACTATAATCAACCAGTACAAAGTAGATATAGACGTAACCAAATGGACAAGTTTGGTCAGAAGTTTACATCTGCTGGTGGTTTAGAATTTAAAAAATCTGCTTATAATCCATACGAAAATTTTTCATCTAAAATGATGTCAAATCAAAATCGAGCCGACAGGTATATTGATTTTGACCAAATGGAGTACATGCCAGAGATTGCATCTGCTCTTGATATTTATGCAGATGAAATGACAACATCTAATGAACTTAATAATATGTTAAGTATTAAATGTCCAAACGAAGAAATAAAATCTATATTAAATACATTATTCAACAAAACTTTAAATCTTGATTCAAATCTTTTTAATTGGTGTCGCAATATGTGTAAATATGGCGATCACTTTTTGTATTTAGACATTGATGAAAGATTGGGAATAAAATCTGCTTTAGGTCTTCCTGCGAATCAAATAGAAAGAATGGAAGGTAAAGATCCAACAAATCCAAATTATGTTCAATTTCAATGGAACTCTGGTGGTTTAACCTTTGAAAATTGGCAAGTAGCACATTTTAGAATTCTTGGAAACGATAAGTATTCTCCATATGGTACTTCTGTATTGGATTCCGCAAGAAGAATTTGGAGACAACTTACACTTCTTGAAGATGCAATGATGGCATACCGTATCACAAGATCTCCAGAAAGAAAAGTATTTTACATTGATGTTGGGAACATTCCACCACAAGAAGTCGAACAATACATGCAAAGAGTTATGACTTCAATGAAGCGTAATCAAATTGTTGATCAAAATACTGGTCGTGTTGATTTGCGTTATAATCCAATGTCAGTAGACGAAGATTACTTTATTCCAGTTCGTGGCGGTCAAAACAATACAAAGATTGATGCACTTCCAGGTGGTCAATTTGCTTCTGCTATTGAAGACGTAAAATACCTTAGAGATAAATTATTTGCTGCTTTAAAAGTTCCAATGTCATACCTTATTAGAGGTGATGGTGCAACTGAAGACAAAGCAACTCTTGCACAAAAAGACATTAGATTTGCTAGAACCATCCAAAGACTTCAAAGAGTAGCTGTAGCAGAGTTAGAAAAGATTGGTATTATCCATTTATTTACACTTGGCTATAGAGGATCGGATTTAATTTCATTTAAACTTTCTCTTAACAATCCATCAAAAATTGCAGCCCTACAAGAACTTGAACATTGGAAAACTAAGTTTGATGTTGCTGGTGGAGCTACAGAAGGCTACTTCTCTAAGCGTTGGATTGCTCAACACATCTTTGGTTTGTCTGATGAAGAATTCTTACGCATCCAAAGAGAACAATACTATGATCGTAAGTTTGCAGCATCATTAGAAGCTGCTGGCGCACAACCACAAGCAGCCGCTGGAGGCGGCGGTGGAGGTGGTGGAGGTCTATTAGGTGGAGGACTTGGTGGAGGCGAAGCACCAGCCCCAGAAGGCGCACCAACACCAGAAGAAGGAACACCACCAGAAGGCGGCGCAGCACCAGAAGGAGGAGGTGAAGCTCCAGAAGCACCAGCCGCTCCAGAACCAGCAGCAGGAGAAGAGGGTGGAAGCACATTATTAGCAGCACCATCGAAGAGAAGAGATGGTAAACCACAAACAACCACACCAGCATCTAAAGGAAAAATGTATACACCAGCTAAATTTACTGGTGGTGATGGAAGAAAATCTGGAGCATTTAAAAGAAGTAATTTAGCTTCTGGTGGAGGCTTTACTGCAAGCGGTAGTCGCAAAAATGTTATGAAAGATCAAGAATTAGATTCACTCATTGGTAACTTTCTTAGAGAAAATATGAACGATACACACAATGAAGATGAATTTGAACTATTTAGAATAGAGCGTGAAACTCGTCAATTAATCGAAAGTTTGGAGTCCAAAAATAATGGAAAGAATAAAGCTTAAACATAATAAGAAAAGAAACACCGCTTTTCTTTTTGAGTCTTTAACTAAAGAGCTTACCAAAGCTATTGTTGCCAAAGATGAAAATAGAAAAGCACTTGTATTATCAATAATCAAAGAACATTTTAAAAAGGGCACATCTTTAGCTAGAGAGCTAGATGTTTACAAATCTCTTTATGAATCAAGAGGACTTCCAAAAGAAGCAGCAGAAAGAATGGTTACAGAAGCCAAAAGAGTTTATTTTGGTCTTAATCAGCAACACATTTTTAATGACCAAACTAGAGTTATTAATGATGTAAATAGACAACTTGGTCCTGCTGTATTTACAAATTTTATGTCTAACTATAAAGATCTTGCAACAATAGCACAAATCTTTGATCAAGAAATTCCAATGAAATCAAGAGTAATACTTGAACAGTTCTTGGTTGAAAGATTGTCAACTGAAGATAACATGCAGAATCTTAAACCAATAGACAATCTTGTTTACAAAGAATTCGTAAAGAAGTTCAATGAGAAATACGGTACATCACTTCTTGAAGAACAAAAAGAGTTATTAACAAGATACATCGCTTCATTCTCAGATGGTGACTTTGATTTTAAAATTTATCTTAACGAAGAGATTTCAAGAATAAGAAGTGTAATAAAAACAACTTCTAATCTTAACGAAGCAACGCAGAGACAAGATATTCTTTCTGTAATTGACAACATTAAGAATACTCAAATAGATCATAATGTTATCGAGAAGGTTCTTAAACTTCAAGGAATTGCTAAGGAACTTTCCTAATGTCTATTAAAATTAAAGTTAAAGATGATACAATGCCAAGTGGTCCAAAAGAGCCACCAAAAACTAAAGTTAAACTTGACATAAGAAAAACTTTAGATGGTAATTTTATTATTCAAGATCATCCTTACATAGACATTATAATTTCACCATCAAAAAATAAAATACTTGTTTTATCAACTCTTTCAATGGATGATAAAACTTATTATACTCAAAACAAGTATTTAGACTTTCTTTATAAGCGTGGTGTTATTGATCCATCTACTATACAAGCTGGAAACATTTACGCATCAATGGAAGCTGCTATTCCTCAAACAGAAGAAAAAGTAGATCCAATTGAAGTTATTATTTTTTCAACAGCTTTATTCATGGATAAAGAAAGACCATCATTTGAGTTTGAAAAAGCAATGAGAAGAGATCAAGACAATTATCTTACAAATCCAGAAGAAGAAGATTCAACTGAACTTGGTGAAGTACCACAAAAGGCTCGTCAAGGCTCTATTGGTACTGCTGCTTACTCTATCAACAAACATTACAACATTGCTTATCTTGGAGAGCAAAAAGAGAAGAAATAATGTGGCTTTTGTATTTTATTCTTGTTTGTTTTGGTTTAACTAACATTCTTGTTTACGGTTCAATACTAAATTGTGTTAGACCAAAAGAAGGACTATGGGGAGAACTATTTAAATGTCCAATGTGTATGGGATTCCATGTTGGATGGTTTGTTGCTATGTTAATGAATCTTTCAAGTCTTATTGATGTATCTACAAGCATAGTTGATACATTTTTGTTAGCTTGCTTATCATCGGGGACTTCTTATGTTTTGTGTTCATTATTTACCGATTTTGGAATTAATTTTAAAATCAATAAAGAATAATAATAAAAATGAATCTAATTAGAATAGTTGGAGATTTATTATGATAACTCAAAATACACAAGGCTTTTGGACCAGAAAATGGGCACTTCAACCTGTAAGACTTTGTTGCAGAGGAAAGCCGAAAGGTATACAAAAAGGAATTTTATTTAAATGAAAATAACTGAATCTCATTTGAGAGTAATAATAAAAGAAGAGCTTAAAGGTTTACTTAATGAAGTTGGACCTGTCATGGATGTTACGCCACCTTCAGCTTACGTGCAAACAGCCGATCCAGAATTTATTGCAAGAATGCAGCAAGGTGAACAAGCAATTTTATCACAAGTAGATGGAGAGAAAATTAAAAAAGTACTTACAGATAAATTAACTTTTAAAAAAATAAATGATAATGAAGTTATGGTTACTGATAAAACTACTAACAAAACAGCTACTATTGATTTAAATAATTTAAGAGTAAAACAGGGGCATAGCCAATCATATAGACCCCCTGGTAGTTCTACAAGAACAATTTATGTTCCTGCACCTGCTAAACAAGAAATACAAAAATTAAAAAATCTTAATCAAGAAGTAAAAAATGTAATTGAAGCTGAACAAGCAAAAAATGAACAACAAGTTATGACCATTATTTTTTCTACTATACTTGTTGGTCTTGCAAGTGCATATGGCGCAGCTATTGTTGCTGATAAGAGACAAGGTAAATAAAAATGAGCAAATCACTTTTAAGAGAATTTTACGAACTATGCCCAAACGGACTTTGTGAAGACATACTTACAGAGTCTGATAAGCATTTCATCAAACAAGGTGGAATGATGCTTTCTGGTGTTATTCAAAGAGCAGATGCAAGAAATGGAAATGGCAGAATTTATCCACATTCTGTTCTTGATCGTGAAATGAAAACTTATCAAAATCTTGTCCAAGAAAGAAGAGCATTGGGAGAATTAGACCATCCAGATCAATCTGTTATCAATCTGCGTAACGTATCACATTTAGTTACAGAGACTTGGTGGAACGGAAAAGATGTAATGGGTAAGATACAAGTTCTTAACACTCCATCTGGTCAAGTATTAAAAGAATTAGTAAATGCAAATGTCAAGATTGGTATTTCTTCAAGAGGAACAGGCTCTGTAAGAGAAAACAGAGGCGAAACAATAGTAGAAGATGATTTCAATCTTATTTGTTTTGATATTGTTTCTGAACCTTCAACTCATGGTGCATTTATGTTCCAAGAAAACAGAAAGATGGTTACAGAAAGTAGAGGAACAAAATTAAACAATTTAATTCAAGATTTGTTAAAAAAATAAGGAGATTTTAATATGCAATTAACAACAGCAAGACTCAAGCAAATTATCAAAGAAGAACTTGAGCAATTAGTCAGCCAAGAAATGGAAGACGATTTAGAAGAAACAGTAGACGATGTTAGCGAAGTAAATGCAGAAATTGCTTCACTTGAGCAACAACTTGCAGAAGCCAAAAAGAAAGTAGAAATGGCAAAAGGTAAAAAAGCTGCAATGAAAGGCGATAAAATGCCAGCCAAAAGAGGCGATAGTGGTATGAAAAAAGTAGGACCAGAGCAAACCTTTTCCTCAGCTAAATCAGCTATGAAAACAATGAAAAAAGGTAAGTGAAATAAAAATAAAACCTAAGTTATAGGTTTTTTATTAGAAGCGGTGCATTTTTATGCACCGCTTTCTATTTATGTATGTAAAGGAAAATTATTAATCATGGTACTAACTGAAACTAAATTAAGATCTGTTATAAGAGAAGAATTACAACAATACTTAATTGAACAAGGATTTTTACAAAGAATAGGTTCTGGTATAAAATCTGCTTATCAAAAATTAACTGGTGGCGGTCAAACTTCTACAGCACAAGCTCAAACAACACCTTCTGCGGCACCACCAGTTAATCCAAATGTTGCTAAACAAGTTAGAGATCAAAAAATAATTGATAGACAAAAAAGAGGCGAATACGGGCCTACAATACAGTCTGGTCAAGACATAGTGAAAGCAAGACGCTATTATTTGCAATTATTAAATACAGGTAAAAAAGAACAAGCAATAAGAGAAATTTTTAACAACTTGACCGCTAACATAACACATAGAAAAGATAGAGCCGAAACTTTAAATTCTAATGAAATTGCAATTTATAAAAAATTTATTACAAACATTGAAAATAAATTAAAAAATGTTGTTAAAGAAAATGAACAGCAAATACAAACAATTATTCCGACAGCCTTGTTAGGAGGTTATTTATCGGTACTTTACAATGAGATAATTAATAATAAACTTATGACAATTGAAGAATTTAAACGTATAATGAACATAACAGACATTAGTTTACAATTTGAAAAATTAAAGAAACTTATAACAGGAAATCAATGAATTCAAATGATTTAAAGAAAACACTTCGTCCTCTTGTAAAACAATTGGTCAAAGAAGCAATGCAAGAAGAGTTATCAACTGTAATAAGTGAGATAATAAAGCAAACTTCTTCTACACAAATTGTTGAACAAAGACAACAAGCTCAACCTGTAATCAATAAACAATTACAAGAACAAAGAGCAGCAGAAAAACAAAAACAAATAGAAGAAAGAAGAAAAAGATTAGAAGAGTTTAGTAAGAATTCTTTTGGTGGTTTAAACCTATTTGAAGGTACCACACCCGCACCACCACCAAGAGATACAGGAGCAGCGGCAGAGGCTGTAGCTTCTCCTTTGGCTGGTGTTGATCCAAGTGACTCTGGTGTTGACATTTCTGGTTTACTTAGAATGACGGGTGGTTGGAAACAGATAAAATGAAAATCTTAACAGAACAACAAGTAAGACAAGTTATTCGCGAAGAACTTGAACAGTATCTTGTAAAAGAAGGTTTGATGAATCTTTCGGGTTTTAAGTTTTTCAAAAATCTTGCATTACCAGGAATTTTAATTGCTACAATTTTAAATTCTTTTGTTCAAACAGGCACTCAAGCTGCACAAGGCTTTGAATCCTTAAAACCAGATCAACAACAAGTAGTTAAAGATGTGCAAACAATTGATGATTTATTAGATCAAGTTGGGATGAAAAGAGAAATACTTAAAGAATTAGAAAACCAATTAGAAAAAAAAGATCTTCAAAAAGCTGGTATTTTGTTCCAACAATTAAAAGAAAAACAAAAACAAATAATTAACGCTAAGACACCAGAAGAAAAAGAAAGATTAGAAGCTGAGAAAAGTAAAATCTTTAGCTCTAATAATTTTGAAGATCAAGAACAATTAAATAGATTTTTAGAAACAGGCAAAACAATTTTTAGATTTATAGAAAATGCTAAACCAGAAGAATTAGAAGCAGTTGGTAATTTAGATACAGAACAAGCATTATTAAAATTACAAGCTAAAGCAGCTAATTATGCTGTATCTTCTGGCGGCAGATCAAAGTTACTTGCAAGTTCTATTTCTAATGATTTAATAGCAATCAAAAATTATGTTTTAGAAACAGATTCTTCAATAGCACAAAATCCAAATGTTAAATCAAGTTTTGACATTGCATTGGCATACATACTAGACAAATACGGTGATGAAATTTTTAAATCAGATACTGTTGGCGATTCAAGTAAAATAACTCCAATTGAAGTTATTGAATTTTTATCTAATAAAGGCGAGGTTGAATCAGAATTATTAAAATACTTTACAAAAGAAGGTTATGAATCATACAAGATAGGTCTTGAAGATGATCCAAATTATTTTATTACAAAAGATAAAGCACTACAATTAGCTTCTGGAATAAAATCGGTACAAGAAAATAAAATAAATAAACTAAGACAAAGACTAAATGAATTGAGAGGTGTTTATGTCTAAGCAAAATACTCACGTTAATGTGAGAGTTAAAGAAAAGAAAGGTGAACCATTTGAGAGAATGGTCAAAAGATTCTTGAAAAAAGTTAAAAAAGAAAGAATCATAGAACAAGTAAAAGAAAGACGTTATTATGAAAAACCATCTGTAACAAAAAGAAAAGAAAAACTTGCTGGTATTGCTAGATGGAAAAAAGCAGAAGCTGAGAAAAAACAGAAAGAATTGCAAAAAGAATCTAATTATAATAAACGTTTTGAAAAGAAAAAGGAAAACTAAAAATGTCAGCTAACTATCCTTATGGTGTAGGTATAAGCAATGTAGGTTCATATCAAGTTTCTGGTATACCTTATGCTACATCAAGTCTTGCAGTTCCATCAAGTGCAGGTACTCCAACAGAAGTAACTTTCCCAGATGTAACTCAAAGAATCTTTGTATCTAACATAAATACTGCTTCACCATTGAGAGTTGGTTTTTCATCCAATGGTGTAAAAGGAACAAATTATTTTATAATTCCTGCCGCAACAACTACAACAGTTTTTCCAACACAAGAGTTTAGAGTAAAAGTATCATCAATTTTTATTTTATCAAACACAACAACACCAACAAGTGCTTCTGTGTTTGCTGAACTATCAAACATAGGTACAATACATTTACAAAACTCTGGCCCTAATGGTGTTGGTAATAACTGGTCTGGTTCTATAGGGGTAGGATAAAATGAGTAGATTTGGTTGGGCTTATGTAAATTCTGAAATGACAGGGGCTGTAGCAAACGGCCCAGACAAATCTATTCAATTTGCTTCTGGTTCTTCTCAAAAAATTTCTGGAAGTTCAAATTTAACTTTTGATTATACTACGAATACTTTATACCTAACTGGTACTTTAAGAGCAGATACATTAATTGTTTCTGCTTCCCAAATATTAAAATCTGGTTCAACAATATTTGGTGATAGTGTAGGAGACACACACCAGTTTACTGGTTCAGTTTATGTAGCTGGTATTGTTTCATCATCAACTGGTATACAAACCGCTGGTGCGATAACAAGTAATGGTGTTGTTTCATCTTCTACTGGTATACAAACTGCTGGTGCAATAACAAGCCAATCTATTGTTTCTTCGTCACTAGGGTTTCAAACAAATACAACAGTTCAAGCAGCAGGAAACATAACATCGCAAGGCATTATTTCTTCTTCTAATGGTTTTCAAACAAATTCAACAATTGATGCTGTAGGTAACATAAGAACAACTACTGGTGACCTTTCTTCTTCTCTTGGCATACAAACTGCTGGATTTTTAACTGTTGCTGGTGCTGGAACAATAAAAGGTGGATTAACCGTAACTGGTTCTTCTTTTGTTCAAGCACTTTCTTCATCTGGTCAAATACAAGCAGCATCTTTTGCTGGTAATGGTCTTAACATTACAGGTGTTCAAGCCTATAATGTTGATGGCTCTGGTAATGATTGGTCAATACAATTTAAAAATGGACTAACTGGAACTTTAACAGGTTCATCTAATTTGTTATTTAGCGGAAGTACTTTAACATTAACTGGTTCTATTCTTATGTCTGGTACAGCTTACATAAGTGAAACTGATTACATAGATTTTGATGTTTCTGCTTCAATACCATCATATAAAAATGGTAGAGTATTTTATGATACGGATACAGGTGATTTAGCTTATTATTTAACTTATGGTAATCAAAAACTTCAAATAGGTCAACAAACCGTAGTAAAAGTTAAAAACTCAAGTGGTTCCCCAATTTCTAAAGGAAAACTTGTTCATATTATAGGTGGTGTTGGAAATAATCCATTAATTGCCACAGCAAGTTGGGAGAATGATTCAAATTCTGCAAATACATTAGGTATGTTAATGAGTACCGTAGCACATAATGATTTTGGTTATGTTTTATTGAATGGTGTTATTACAGATGTAAATACTGATCCTGCAACTTTTACCGCTGGTCAAGTTATTTACCTTTCATCAAGTGGTGACTATACTGCTACCACACCAGTTGCACCAAAACATACAGTAAGGATTGGTGAAGTTGTTAGGGCACATGCAGTAGTAGGATCTATATTTATTAAGATAGATAATGGTTATGAACTTGATGAACTACACAATGTTTATATCTCTGGTCCATCTGAAGGTGATTTATTAGTTTATGATAACACTAATCAATATTGGAAAAACAATAAAGTATTATCTGGTTCTTATGTTGTAAGTGGAACATTAACTGTTTCTGGTGCTGCTACAATAAGAAGTGGACTAACTGTAACTGGTTCTTCATTTGTTCAAGCACTTTCATCATCTGGTCAAATACAAGCAGCATCTTTAAGAGGTGATGGTCTTAACATAACTGGAATTCAAGGTTCTAATGTTAGTGGTGTTGGAGATGATTGGACTGTACAACTTAAAAATGGAAGTACTGGAACTTTAACTGGTTCTAGTTTATTAAAATTTGATGCATCTGCTGCGACAAAAACATTAGCTGTTGTTGGCGATATAACAGCTACTAATATATCAGCTTCAACATTAATACAAGCAGGTAATTTTGCTGGAAATGGATTTTCTATTACTGGCATACAAGGAACAAACGTATCAGCAATTGGTGCAAATGGGTCTGTACAATACAAGCATACAACTGGTGTTTTAACTGCTTCTAATAATTTAACATTTGATAATGGAACAAATACATTATTTATAACAGGAACAATAAATACTTCAACTGCTTCGATTGGCGTAGCATCAGTTAGCGGATTTACTACACTAGGCACAACTTACGAAAGGGTATTGTTAACGTCCTCTATACCAGCAACAGTAACATTTGATACATCAACTAGATCAACAATGTACATAAATAACCCACCAGCAAACTTTACATTAAACTTTACAAACGTTGCTACAACCGACCAAAGAGTGTCGGCGTATAATGTTGTAATTTCTCAAAGTGGTACACCTTACTCCGCTTCATCTGTTCAAGTTAATTCTACAGCTTCATCAGTTAAATGGTCTAACGCTGTTGTACCTGCTGGTACTGCAAACAGACACGATATATATGGTTTTAGTTTAATAAGATCTGGTAGTACTTGGGTTACATTAGGACAATTAAGTTCTTTCGGATAACAGATGTTAGGTAGACTTTCTTCAATTGTTGGACCATTAGGTAACCATCCAAAATCAAGAATAGGTTATAGATATTATCGTTTTAATACTACAAAAATTAGAGATAAAACAGCAGATCCAGCAAATGCAGAAGGTATTGTTCAAGTAAGCCAATTTGAGCTTATGTATTCTGGTGGATTTTTAAGCTATAGTGGCGCATCTGCTACTAATCCAGGTGGTACAAATCCAGCAGGCGAAGAACCAGATAAAGGGATAGATGGTTCTGTTGAAACAAAATGGTTGGATAGTAGTAATCGTGCTACTAGATCTTTAGTTATAGATTTTGGTTCTATTAGATTTGCAGATGCATTCAGATTTGCTACAGGTAATGATGTAGACGGTAGAGATCCAGTTAGATGGACTGTGGATGGAAGTAATGATAACTCTAATTGGACTACATTACACTCTCAGTCTACAGACGCTTCAATAACTACAAGTAGAAAAACATACACTCAAATATTTTACTTTACAGCATAAAATACATTTAAATCTATTTATAGTTAATGGCACGCCAAAAAAAATCTAATACTGCTTGGAATCAACCAGCAACTCCACCACCACCTTTATTTACAGGTGAAAAAGAACGCAATCTTGTTAAACAAGTCAATGACGAAATTATTGAAAGAGTCATTGGTCAACAGATTGCGTATTTTGCTATTGACATTGATCGTTCAAATTTTCATCCTCTTTATGGTGAAGCAATACAAAAAACATTTCTTCCACCAGTTAGAGTTTATGCTCTTGTTAAATGGGAAGGTCAAACACAACTATTCACACAAAATATTGGTATAGATAAAGCAACATCTATAGAGATTCACTTTCACAAAAAACGCTTGACAGAAGACCAAGATTTGTTTGTTCGTGAAGGTGATTTTGTTTTATATGGTGACCGTTATTATGAAATAGTTTCTACAGCAGAACCAAAACAATTGTTTGGACAAGTAGAAAATAAATTTGAAATTGTTGCTAAATGTCAAAGGGCAAGAGAAGGAATGTTTAATCCTCAATTTATTGCAGACACTATTCCAACAACAAGAGTTACAACTTCTACTTCTACTGGTTCTTCGTCAACATATACAAACCCATCTACAATTACTGTTGGTGGTTTGATAGTTAATAATAACACAACTACAAATACTTTAACAGTATCATCAACTTCTACATTTAATGGTGCAATAGTTTATGGAAATGTTTTAGTTTCTGGAAGTTATAATGTTCTTTCAACCGACTATTTAATTGGAGTTAATACAACTTCTGCAACAGCTTCAATTACTTTGCCTTCAACCACAACAACAACTGCTGGAAGAACAATAATAATTAAAGATGAAACAGGTAATGCTACTACCAACCCAATTCACGTATCAGCATCATCTGGAGAAACTATTGATGGTTTGTCTGTATTCACTATAGATTCTGATCATGGTGCAATTATTATCTATTGCACTTCAACTGGCTGGCACGTAGCATAGGATTTTAAATGGCTTATAAAGTTATCAAAGGTAAAAATAGAGTTACTGGTAGTCAAACTTTTATTGACGCACTATCTGGTTCTATAATCTCAGCTTCTTTTTTTGTAGGTAATGGTTCTTTATTAACAAACATTGCTGGTGGTGGTTCTGCAACTGGTGGTGGTCCTTTAACGGCAATACAATTTAAGACAGGATCTGCTGGAGAAATAAGTGGTTCTTCCGATCTATTGTTTGATTATACAATACCAAAGTTTACCGCTAATTCTGGTTTTGTTGTAAGAAGAACTACAACATCTGGTAATTTGTCAATAACTGCTGCACAAAACATAATTGGTGTAAATACAGCTACTGCTACAGCGAGCATAACTTTAACTCTTCCAAACGCTTCTACTCTTTCTGACGGTCAAATGTTTATTGTAAAAGACGAAGGAGGAATGGCAGACACTTATACAATTACTTTAAGTTGTTCTGTTTCTGGTCAAACAATTGATGGAGAAGGAACAGTAGTTATTGAGTCACCGTACTCAGCAGTAAATATTTATTCAAATGGGTCAAATAAATACTTCATATACTAGACCAGCACACTACTTACTAATGTAGCGCATAACTTAAATTTAATTGTTTAGTTATGTGTCTTTTTTTTTATAGGAGACAAAATAACATGGCATATAAATTTCAAAGGGGGCCTGCTGTAGCTTCTGGTTCTTTTACAGCAGAAGAAGGCTTAACTTCCAGTAATAGTCTTACAGTATCCGCTGGTACAGTTACATTACCAAACTCTTCTGTAGCAACAACAGCATTAGCAGCAAGTAGCGTAACTATAGGTAGTACTTCTGTTTCTCTAGGTGGAGTAGCAGCTACTTCATTAGATGGTTTAACAACAGTTGATACAACAAATATTGAAGTAACAAACATAAAAGCAAAAGATGGTACTGCTGCTGTTACCGTTGCAGATACAACTGGTCACGTTACCATAACAAACTTAACAGGAACAAGTGTAGCCATTAACGGTGGTGCAATTAACGGTACTACAATTGGTGCTACTACCCAATCATCCGTTAGAGCAACAACGCTTTCTGCTTCATCTACAATAACTGTAGACGGAGCAGCAACATTTAAAGGCGATGTAACATTAGGTGATGCTGGTGCAGATACAATATATGTAAATGGATTGTTTACTTCATCATTAAATCCAAAAGTAAATAATGAAGGAAATGTTGGTGTACCAGGAAATTTATGGGCTGGTGTAAGTGCTACTGAACTTTCTGCTTCTAATAGAGTAAGAGCAGGCAATTCCATAACTGGTCAAACACTTACTGCATCTGTAGGTGCTACACTAGCTGCTACTGTAGTTACAACTATTACTGGTTCTAGTACCGCAACATTCCAATCTATGACTTCCAACAATGTTACAATTGGTGGAGGAACAATCAATGCAACACCTATAGGTGGCACAACACAAGCTGCTGGTCAATTCACAACTCTATCAGCTTCAAGCAATTTGCAAGTTGGTTCATCAATAACTGCTTCTTCTGGAGTTAGAGTTTCTTCTGGTGGCGTTACAGTAACTGATGGTGGCTTGACAGTATCTCTTGGTGATTCATCTGTTCAAAAACTTACAGTCAATGGTGACTTAATTGTACTTGGTAATACTTTCTCTGCATCTGTTGGTACATTAGTAATTGAAGATAAACAAATAGTTCTTGCCGATGGTGCCGCTGATCGTACTGTTGCTAATGGTGCTGGTTTCTTTGTAAGTGGTGCAAGTGTACAATGGACATATAAAAATGACGGTGAAGGCGCAGCAGCTTCTTCTAATGATATCTTTGTAGCTTCTAGCTCTGCTGGTCTTATCGATATTCAAGCAGCCAACTTCTATGGTACATTCAATGGTTCACTTGTTGGCTCAATGGCTTCAACAGTATCTGCTTCTGTTGGTGGTGCAACATTGGTTACTGGTGTTAACTACTTTGGTACTGTAGGTGGTGCTGTTTCTGTTACATTACCTGCCTCTGCTGGTTTGACCGTTGGTAATTCTGTTAAGGTTAAAGCAGGCTCAGATTGTAGTACAACAAACACAATTACAATTAACAAAGATGGTTCCCAAACTATAGACGGTGTAACTTTCGTAGTTCTTGAATCACCTTGGGCAGCACTTGAATTTGTGTATGTAGCATCAGATACATGGAGAATCTTCTAATCTAGAATTAAGTTCTGGTTTTATATTAGAATTTTGGAAGGCATCAGAGATGGTGCCTTCCTTTTTTTTATTTTATATCTATTTATTTTGAGAGAAAAAAACATGGCATTTGGTTATACAAGAACTGGTTCCGTACAAGTAATAGGCGATATAGTTGCAGGCAGCGATCCACAAAGAGATACAAAAATAGATTTTTCAAATAATCAAATAGATTTTGTTGTTGGTGGTGCAACTGTAGTAACAATTACACCATCACAATTTAGTGCATCAATTTTTGTTGGAAATGGTTCTTCGTTATCTGGTGTTGGTGGTGGAGGAGGCTCTGGTGACATAACAGCAGTAAACGCTGGAACAAATCTAACAGGTGGTGGTACAAGTGGTGATGTAACATTAAATCTTGCAAGTTCTATAAACTTAACTGCTGTTACTGCTTCGTTTAATGGTAATGGCTCAAATATTACACAAGTAACATCATCTGCAATAAATGATACAACAGGCTCTTTTCCAATACAAGGAATAGAAGACGGACAATACTTAAAGAGATCTGGAAATAAAATAATTGGTGCATTTGTATTTTCTGCTTTTGTTTCTTTTGCAGTTCCTTTTGCTGGACAACAAATTGCACCAACATCAGTAACATTTTCTGGAACGGCTGTATGAGCTTACCTTTACCCGATTTAACATTTTATAGATTACCAGACGCTCAACCAGCAGCAGCAACTATTCAAGGTTTGCTCACAGCAGTTTATAATACTTTAACTTGTTCTGTAGATTATCGAGGAACGGCAATACCATCTACACATACATGGACTTGGGCTACTTCAAGCACTACTGGTCTTGCTGTTTATAGTACTGCATTACCTGCTGGATCTGGAAGAACAACCAATTTTGCTGTACTAGTTGCTGGCAATAACTCTGCCACAACACCAGCTTCTATGCTTACTCCAGATACTTATACTAACTCTACTTCTGTTGTTGGAGTTATAAGAAATCCTGGTGCTTATTTACATTGGACAGGTTCTAATCCGTTCACAACAGGCGAAGAAATAGGATTATGGAATTTTACTGCTACAACAGCAAATGCTACTACAACAGTAGTTAGAAGTTACGTTTCACAAGAATCTGTGTTTGTAAGAGTTATACAAAACGGTACAACACAATATTGGTTTTATGGTGGAGCAGGAATAACTCCATATACTTCTAATGCAGATGGTACTGTTTTTACTGCCGAAAGAGATGATAGAATTTTGTGTTTGTATACATCTAATACTGCTGGTATATCATCTACATTTGTTGCTGATAATACATTCAACGCACACAATGGAAGTATAAACCAAAATCATGCTGGTTGTATTATGCCATTTACATATCCTCAAATTGTTACAGTAAACAATCCTTGGAGAAATGGTTTGGCTGCTACTGATGGTGAAAAAGATTTAAATGGTAATTGGGTTCTTAGTGAAATGCCAGTAGCAAAATTAGTAGCACCACTTTATAGAATTGGTATGTTAAGGAACATATATGGACTAGGTAAAAATTTAACAAACGCAACAAACACTTTAAGAAGCGGTTCTACCGATCTGTATCATATTCTATCTTATAACACAGCTTCAAGCTCACAATCTATTGTTTTAAAGGCTGCACCATGAGTTTACCTTTACCAGAATTAACTTTTTATAGAATGCCAGATATTACATTTTCTGGTTCTAACATACAACAAATGTTGACAAATTTATTAACCTCTTTGACAAGTACGGTTGACTATAGGGGAACAGCAATTCCTTCAACGCATTTATGGACTTGGGCAACTGGATCAACATCTGGTAGTATTTCTTCAATTTATAATACCGCTGTTCCAACTGGCACTACAATGACACAAAATCCAACAATTATTTATGCTGGATTTACTGGTTCTGCTACACCAAAAACTGGTACAATTGATACTTATGCATCACAAAGTTTATACGTTGGTGTTAACATAAATGGTACAACTTATACAGATTGGACAAATAATTTGCCAATGACAGCAGGTTCTTTTTTAGGTTACTCAAGAGTAGCCCCATCGGCGGTAACGATAGGAACCAGTACAATAATTAGAAATTATGTTTCTCAAGAAGTTGTTGTAACTGTTTTAAGAGCTACTACATCTTCAAAATATGTTTCAATTGCTGGTGCTATTTATGAACCACACAATAGTTATTCAAGTAGTGCTGGTGGTACAAGAACAGCAGAACCAGATGATAGAATTTATGGTCTAACAACAACTGGAACAACTGCATTAGCGACAACATTTTTATCAGCAGTAAATACAGGATTTTTATACAATCGTAGTAACGCATTCCTGCCAACAACATCCACAGTTATGCTTGTTGCAAGAGCTAGTACACATTTAGTTAACTCTTCATTTTACTCTCAAGATTTAACTGGTAAATATGTGTTTGATAAAAATAGAGTTATGAGATCTGGTCATGGTGGTGGTAATGCAGCACTTGGACATTATAGAGAAATTTATCCTGCAACTGGTATCATGATAAACAACATGAGGGGTGTCATACGTGACGAAGGTGTAGATAAGTTTCACATAATCACAGCAGACGAAGCACAGAATAACGTTTATTCAACTCTTGCATTGAAGGCAGCACCATGACAAATTATGAGATAACACCATTACCAGATTTAACTTATTACAGATTACCAGATGCATCACCAACTGCTGCAACTATTGATAAATTTTTAGATGCTATTTATGGGTCTTTAATTTCAACAACAGACTATAGAGGAACTACAATACCCTCTTCGCACACTTGGACTTGGAATAGATTTAGAAGTGCTACAAACATAACAGAAGCAGTTTACAATACAGCAGTTCCAAGTACAGCATCGCTTACAAAAAATCCAACATTTATTTTTGCTGGTTCTTCAAGTGCGCCCGCTTCTGGTCCTACTATGTTAGCTCCAGATACTTCTTTTACACTTAATTATGGTCACGTTGGAATGGTGTTAAATCCTGGTGCTTATTCAAGTTGGTCAAGCACTACACCAATGACAAGTGGTAGTTTTTCTGGCTATTGGTATTTAGCTCCAAACACAATAAATATTACAACAGCAGTAGTAAGACCATTTGTGTCACAAGAAAATGTATTCTTACAAATGTTTTTAAACAATACATTGCAATACTGGTGTCATATTGGTGCTATTTTTCAACCAATTGCATCATACGAAGATACCAAGCATCAATACATAGCATCGGCAGAATCAGATAATAGATTGTATGGTATTTCAACATTAGGTGCAACTATAGGTACTGGCCTTGGGAATACACACTTAAGACAATCAAATTTTTATCTTTATCAAGGTGCTTTATCAATTTCTCAAGCTCATTGTGGTTATTTTATACCAGGAACATCAACTTTTACAAATGGTGTAAGAAGACATTATTCTCACGGTGGTCCACAACTATTTGAGAACATTGATGTTAATGATAATTATTTCTTTGAAAAGATGTACATAACAAGAAATAACTCTTCATTAGGTCAGTATACAGTTGGGTACAGTAGAGAAACTTATGGTTTTGGTGTAGCACAAGCTGGATTAAAAACAATTAGATCTGGTTCTACAGACTTATACCACATTTTATCTTCCGACGAAACAACAGCAGCAGAAGCTATTGCTTTAAAGGCGGCTCCATAATGACAATTAGAGATTGTGTAATTCAATTATTAGAAAGTAATAATGATATAAGTTTAGTAAAAATAACTAATTGGTTTAATTATCAAGAACCTACACTTTATATAAATGATAATAAAATAATAAACATTCAATTTTATGAATGTGTAGATCCTGGTGTTGTAGAATTTTATAACTCAAACAATCAATTAATCACAAAAGTTAAAGGTTTTTTTAGTGTTGAATAAATAATTAGTATTTTCTATTTTTACACACTATTTAAGTATGATTAACTATTAGAAATTGGAGAACAATTTAATGTCTTCTTTGTTAGAACAAGCAATTATTGATGCAACTGCACTTAAAGAAGCCGCACTTAAAAATGCAGAGGCTCAAGTTTTAGAAAAATACTCAACAGATGTAAAAGAAGCTTTAAGAAGTCTTTTAGAGCAAGAAGAAGGATTTACTGAACCATCTGCTGCGGAAGCATCTGGTGTTGGTACATCTGCTGCTGGAATGGGTGGTGATCAACCTATGGGTGGTGGTGCTAATGTAAGAAATCAAAGCCCATCAGCTTTTAGAGATGGTCAAAAATTATGTGCTTGCCCAGAAGACAAAGAACAAGTAACAATTGATTTAAATCTTTCTGACATTGAAGATATGGCTAGTGAAGCTGGAGTGCCAATAGGTGGTAAAACACCAACCAGTTTAGGGCCAACCCCAGGTCCAGAACCAGTAGCACTTCAAGAAGAATACGAAGTTGATAAAGACGAACTTCTTGACCTTTATGAAAAACTTACAGTTGATGCAAGAAACGTTCCATACGGTAACATTGAATACCCTGCTAATTCACTTGAAGTAGAATACGCAAAAGACGTATCACTTGCAAAAAAAGCCCAACTTGCATCGGAAGAAAAAGCCGCAGAAGTTGGCGAAGAAAACAAAAAACTTACAAAAGAAAATAAATTATTAGCAAGAAAACTAGATTCAGTCGAAGGTAAACTTGCTAAAATTTCTGAAATTGCTGAAGCACTTGCAAACAGAGTTGAAGAGTACGAATCAGCAGTTTCAACACTTAAAGAGAGGCTTGAATCTTTAACAGTTTCAAATGCCAAACTTTTATACAAAAATAAAGTATTGAATAGTAACTCCTTGAATGAGCGACAAAAAAATAAGATTGTCGAAGCACTATCCAATGCAAATACAGCCGATGAAGCAAAAACAATCTACCAAACACTTCAAAGCACCGTGGCGGGCAATGACAAAGTTACTGCTCCAAAATCACTAAGCGAAGCAATTAATAGAACTTCATCAATAATCATGCAAACCAGAAATAACGATGCAACCCCTCCAGTAATAGAGAGAATGCAAAGATTAGCTGGTATTAAAAATAAATAACATTTAAGGAGTTATACTATGTCTATTATTGAAAAATTGACAGAGGGTATGGTACAAAGAGATCTTCAAGCAGAAGGCTCAGCCCTCTTAGGTAAATGGGAAAAAACAGGTCTTCTTGAAGGTCTTTCTAACGAGAGAACCAAACACACAATGGCAAGACTTCTCGAAAATCAAGCTAAAGAGCTTCTTCGTGAGTCTAACACAATGGCATCTGGTGACGTAGAAGGTTTCGCAGCAGTTGCATTCCCAATCGTTCGCAGAGTATTTGCTGGTCTTATCGCCAATGATTTAGTCTCCGTACAACCAATGAGCCTTCCATCTGGTCTTATCTTCTTCCTTGATTTCAAGGTTTCAGATACTGCTGGTGCCCCAAGACTTGGCTACGGAACAAATGATTCACTCTACGGTGGTGGTGTTCTTGGTCAACAAATCACAGGCGGTGTAAGCTTAACTGGTTTAAATGCTGAGAAAGCTTTTTACAACATGAATAATGGTTACAGTTCACCAACAGGTTCATACACAAGCCCAACATTCGTCGCTCTTGCTTCTGGTGTCTTTGGTGACGGAACACTTGATTCATGGGTACGTTATGACGCTGACTTCCTTTCTGGTGCATCTGGAACAGGTACTGCATTAGTACTAGTATCAGCAAGTTTGGCTTCCCTTACAAACTTTAACAAAAAAGATTTTGTTGCTGTTTCTTTAAGTGGTTCAACACCAAACTTAACTGGTTCTAACAACTCAACTCTTGTCAGAAGACTTACAAGACTTGGTGACGGAACAGTAGTCGGTTCCCACACAACCTCAGCAGATGCAGTATACTTTGTATTTGCTGGTGCTGCTGGTAAAACTGCTGCTAACGTTTCAACAGACGTAACTGCTGCTGGAACTTCACCAGTACTTAGTTTCCCAATTATTGATCCATTTGGTACATCAGTAGCTGCTGGTTCAACCAACGCTCTTGGTGCTATTGCTGGTACATCAACTTGGGGTCTTGAAGGTAATGCAAATATCCCAGAAATCGATATCAAAGTCGATTCAATCAGCATCACCGCTGTAACCAAGAAACTCAAAGCAAAATGGACACCAGAACTTGGTCAAGACCTTAATGCTTACCACAATCTTGATGCAGAAGTTGAGCTTACCTCAATTCTTTCTGAACAAATTGGTCTTGAAATTGACAGAGAAATTCTTGAAGATCTTATCAAAGGTGCTACCGCTGGTACATTCTACTGGTCAAGATCCCCAGGTCTTTTCGTCAACAGAACCACAGGTGTTGAGATTGGTGCATCAGCTAAAGCTCCAGACTTCACAGGTACTGTAAGTGCATGGTACGAAACCCTCATTGAAACAATCAATGACGTTTCAGCCCAAATCCACAGAAAGACCCTCCGTGGCGGTGCTAACTTCATCGTATGTGGTCCAGAAACCGCAAACATTCTTGAGTTCACATCTGGCTTCAGAGCTAAAGTAACTCACGAAGACGAGAAAGGTGAAATTGGCGCAGTTAACGTTGGTTCAATCTCCAAGAAGTTTGATGTATACGTTGATCCATACTTCCTCCGTAACGTAATCCTCGTTGGTCGTAAGGGTTCCAGCTTCCTTGAATCTGGTTACGTTTACGCACCATACGTACCACTACAAGTCACTCCTACCATCTTTGGTACTGAGGACTTTGTTCCACGCAAAGGCGTAATGACCCGTTACGCTAAGAAAATGGTTAAACCAGACCTTTACGGCTTGGTAATCATTCGTGGCCTCCTTGGTGAAAGCGGAGCTTGATAAAGCAGCCTAATTAGGAAAAGAAAACCCCCCATTCTGAAAAGTTTGGGGGTTTTCTTGTTTTATAAAACTATTTATTGTGTTGGTTAATTCCAAGGAGGGTATTTAAATGGGTTCTAAATTTAGCGTAGCAAGAATGAGAAAAGAACTTGCTGCTCAAACAATGTCTAGTGTTGCAACATCTGGTGATACAACTGTTGGTTCTGGTTTAATTTTATCAGATGTAGCTTCTGCCAATCTTGATGCTGCTGGTACAACAGTTAATGATGCAGTAGCTGTTTCAAACCATGTAACGAATGTTTCTGGTGCCGCTAACTCTGGTGTAAAATTACCAACTACTGCAACTTCTGGTGAAGTTTATATTTTATCTAACGTTGGTGCAGCTAACATTAAAGTTTATAGTACTGGTTCCGAAACTTTAAACGGTGTAGCTGCTGCTACTGGTCTTATTTTATCAGCTAGCACAGGTGCTGTAGCAGTTAAATCTGGTACAACTAACTGGGCATTTATTTATTCTAGAGTATAGTTAGTTTCAAAACATAAGAACCCTCCTTTATGGGGGGTTTCTTTTATTTATAACTATTTAAAGTATCGAGGAGTATTTATTGAATGGCAGTTCCTGTTTTAACTCCAGCATCCACATTAAGTGCAGTTGTACTACCATCTTCTGGCAATCCAGCAGATGTTGCAGTAGCACTACCTCTAGGAATTTATTCTTCTAATGGTGATTTTCTTTCTGGTGCTGCTGATCAAGTAGCGTTTGTTTATAAAAGACTTGGTGGCGACATATTAGACATTGAATTAACAACAGGAAATGTTTATGCAGCTTATGAAGAAGCAGTATTAGAATACTCTTACTTAGTTAATCTTCACCAATCAATCAACGCTCTTCCAACAATGTTAGGTGCATCAACTGGTTCTTTTAACCAAGATGGTGAATTTAAAGCTGGTTCTGCTCTTGTTGGACAAAATCCAGAATTAGCTTATCCAAAGTATAATTTACATTACTATACAAGATATGGTGATGCTTTTGCTACTGAAACTGGTATAGGCGGAACAGAACCAATTTATTCTGCATCTATACCAATAACAGCAGAAGTACAAGATTATGATTTACAAGCAATAATTGAATCTGCTTCGTTAAATAATTATGATGCAGCTAGTGGAAGCCCAGTTCCTTTCTCTGGTTCTGTAGGAAACAAAAGAGTTATAATAAGAAGAGTCTTTTATAAAACTCCAAATTCAATGTGGAGATTCTTTGGTTATTATGGTGGGTTAAATGCTATTGGTAATTTATCTTCTTATGGACAGTATGCAGATGATAGCACATTTGAAGTAATTCCAACATGGCATAATAAGCTTCAAGCTATGGCATACGAGACAGCAATTTATACACGTAATTCTCATTTTTCTTATGAGATTAAAAATAATAAAATAAGATTTTTTCCACAACCACCAGACATAGGTATAGATCATTATTGGGTAGAGTTTAGTATTACAAATCAATCTAATCCTTGGGAAGTAACATCTGGCTCTGCTGAGGATACTGTTAATGGCGTAAACAACATTAACACACTTCCATTTGCAAACATACCTTATAATAGTATTAACTCAATGGGTAAACAATGGATACGTCGTTATGCTCTTGCGATTTGTAAAGAAATGCTAGGGCATGTAAGATCCAAGTTTAGTACAATTCCAATACCTGGGGAATCAGTAACTTTAAATGGTCCTGCATTAATGAGCGAAGGCAAAGAAGAAAGAAAAGAACTTAAAGAAGAACTTAACAAAATTCTTGATCAAGTTACTTATCATAAACTTGCTGAAATTGATGGTAAAATGTCTGACGATATGCAGAAGCTAGGTCAAAAGATTCCAGTTCTTATTTATGCAGGTTAACAATTAATGGATACAAACTTACAAGAAATAACATTTCAATCTTCTACAATAGAAACAATAGATCTTGCTTTTTATAATTGGATAAATTATGAAATGAATTTGTTTGCAACTTATCCAGAAGGTTGGAAAAAAGTACCAGTTACATGGATTTCTGCTGAAAGAGCTTACCAGCTAAAAAATAACAAAGACATTCGCGATTCATCTGGTATGGTTATTTATCCCATTATAACAATAGAAAGAAAAACTATAAACAAAGATCCTACAAAAACAGGATCTATACCAGCAAATTTGAGAGCGATCAATGATGAAAAGGGTGGTGTTATAACTATAGCTAGAAGAATTCAACAAGATAAAACATCAAATTTTCAAGATGCAGATAATAGAAAGTATAATAAATCACCAAAATCAAACCCAGTATTTCCATTAAATTCTACAAATTATAAAGAAAATAACAAAATAGTTTATGAAACAATTACTATTCCTATACCAGTTCACGTTACAGTAAGCTATCAAATAACATTAAAATGCGATTATCAACAACAATTAAATGAATTAACAACTCCATTTTTTACTAAAAACGGAAATACAAGATACATACAATTACAACAAGATGGTCATAAATACGATGCATTTATTAAAGGAGATTTTCAATTCGATAATAATGCAGCACAATTAAACGAAGAACGTAAAACTTATTCTGCTACAATTAACTTAGAAGTTATAGGTTATTTAATTGGTGATGATAAAAATCAAATAACTCCTAAAATGATTATAAGAGAAAATGCTGTTGAAGTTAAAATACCAAGAGAGAGAGTAATCTTTGGTGACATTCAAACATTTTTAAATACATCTAAAAATAAAACAAACTATAGAAGTTAAAGCCTTTTGCTGTTTAGTAGACTATTTATTATTGATTAATAACATTTAATAAAAGCAGGGAGTCTAATAAATGGCAGCTTCATCATACAGATTTGTATCTCCAGGTGTTCAAGTACAGGAAATTGATAATTCAATTCGTACTTCAGATTCAGCACAAACTGGACCAACAATAATTGGCAGATTTGAGAAAGGTCCAGCAATGCGTCCTGTTTATGTCAATTCATTTTCTCAATTCTTACAAACATTTGGTAACCCAATTCCTGGCAATAACGGTACAGATGTATGGCGTGACGGAAATTACGTAGCACCAACATACGCTGCTTATGCCGCACAAGCTTGGCTTAGAAACACACCAGCCCTTAACGTCATTCGTCTAGTTGGTGTCGAACACACAAATGCAGTTGCTGCTGGTAAAGCTGGTTGGACAACAGACAATGCTTATACTGCTAACTCTTCTGGTGGTGGCGCATTTGGCTTATTTGTATACCCATCTGCTTCTGCTGGTACAGCCGTTACTGGTACTCTTGCTGCTATTTGGTATGTACAATCTGGTTCAGTACAACTTAAAGGATTTACTGCTGGTTCACCAATGAGTTTAAATCAAGGAACAAACTTAGTAGTTGCTTCAACAGTAGGCGGTTCTACAGCAGAATTCCAAGCTATCGTAACATATCCAGGTGGAACTTATACATCTAACTTTAATTTTGATAAAGATTCTGATAAATACATTAGAAAAGTTTTCAATACAAATCCAATACTTACAAATTCAGACATTACAACTGCTGACAATCTTGAATACTACTGGCTTGGTGAAACATTTGAAAGAAGCTTGCTTGAGACATTTAGCACTCAAAATCCTTCTTACACACTTTCATCTGCTAATTGTTATGGTTTTATTTCTGCATTAACAAACGGAACACAAGATGTTCGTGACCACAAAATTTCAGCAAGAGCAGCAAAAACTGGTTGGGTAATTGGTCAAGATTTAACAACTAATGCTGCATCTTTTAATCCTGCAAATCAACAAAAACTTTTCAGATTTGCAACACTTGATGCTGGTGAGTATGAACAGAAAAATTACAAGATTTCAATAGGTGACATTAAAGCACCAACAAATGATTTTGATGATTATGGCACATTCTCTGTATTTATAAGAACAGCACAAGATACAGACATTAGACCACAATTAGTTGAAGCATTTACAAACGTAACACTTAATCCAGGTTCTCCAAATTACATTGCAAGAGTAATTGGTGATAAATTTGTTCAATGGAGCGATACAGATAGAAGATTAAGAGAGTATGGTACTTACACTAATAACTCTAAATACATCCGTGTTGAAATGAATGATGATGTAGACGCTGGTAACATTGATCCAACTTATCTTCCATTTGGTTTCTTTGGTCCTCCAAGATACAAAAATTTCACAATAACAAGCGGATCTAATCCAACAATTGCTGCGCCTGTAACTGGTGGTTATGGACCAACTTATTCTGCTGGTACATTTGCTTTCACAGCAGCAAACGTAACTGCTTCTATTCAGTTCCCAAGATTTCCTCTTGTAACTTCTGCTTCTTATGCTGGTCTTAGCGATCCAACAAATGTTTACTTTGGTATTAGAACAGATGATGGTGGAGCAAATAATGAATTTACAAATGCTTACTATGATTTAACAAGAGCAAACAAATACTCAACTTATAGCTTTACAAGTGAATCTTATCTTGAAGATTCTTTTGTATTCACACTTGATGATGTATCTGGCGCAGTTGCAGGTACAATAGGTGCTGTTTATGTATCTGGATCAAGACTAGCTGGTACTTCATTGACAGCCGTAAATAGTGGATTTAGAGGAGTGCTTAATGAAGGTTATAATGGATTTACAATGCCACTCTTCAACGGTTTTGATGGCTTCGATGCTACAGAATCTGAACCATTAAGAAATTCATTAATAAGTACTGGTACACCAACTGAAACAACAAGCTACGTATACAATACATACAAGCGTGCAATCGATACTTGTTCAGACCCAGAAACATTAGTAACTGACATAATCACAGTTCCAGGTCTAACAAACACAGGTCTTACAAATCATCTTATCTCTACTTGCGAAGCTAGAGCAGATGCCCTTGCAATTATTGACCTTCCAAACGTATACAAACCAGAGGCCGAAGGTACTGCAACAACTAGACAAAGTAGATACCAAGGTACTGCTACTGCTGTTGCTAATGCTCTTAAAGGCAGAGGATTAAATAGCAGCTACGGCGCAACATACTATCCTTGGGTACAAGTTACTGATACTGTAAGTAATAGAGCTTTATTTGTACCACCATCTGTTGTAGCTCTTGGTGCTATGTCCTATGGTCAAGCTACACAAGAACTTTGGTTTGCTCCAGCAGGATTTACTAGAGGTGGTTTAACTGAAGGTCGTGGTGGTATTCCAGTAATAGGTGTTACTGAGAAACTTTCTTCTAAGGATCGTGATACTCTTTACGAAGCCAACATCAATCCTATCGCACAGTTTCCAGCAGAAGGTATTGTAATCTTTGGTCAAAAGACACTTCAAGTTACACCATCTGCTCTTGATAGAATTAATGTTCGTAGAATGATGATCTTTGTTAAGAGAGAAATTTCAAGAATTGCTTCAACTCTATTGTTTGATCAAAACGTAGATGTAACTTGGTCAAGATTCACAGGTCAAGTAAATCCATTCCTTGCTACAGTTAAATCAAGATTGGGTCTTAGCGACTACCGTGTAATTCTTGATAAGACAACAACTACACCAGACTTAGTTGACAGAAACATAATGTACGCAAAAATCTTCTTGAAACCAGCAAGAGCAATTGAATTCATTGCAATTGACTTTACAATAACTGATTCTGGTGCGTCATTTATAGATTAATAACTATTTATTAAAAAAGGTTGGAGGATTATTTAAATGGCATTCTGGAATGAAGCAGCGTTAGAACCAAAAAGAAAGTTTAAGTTCTTAATTAGATTTGGAGCAGCATCTGATGATTTACCAAGTTTTATTGCAAAAAAATGCGATAAACCATCGTTTGACGTAACAGAATCTATACATGATTTCTTTGGTCATAAGTTTTATTATCCAGGTAGAGTAACTTGGAAAGAAGTAACAGCAACTGTAATAGATCCTGCTGGTTCTGCTGGTGGTGGAGATGATGATGCACGTACTCCAAACGGTCCAACAACTGACGTAGCAGATTCTATTTATAACGTTCTTCTTCGTGCTGGTTATCAATCCCCTACCGCTGCTGGTTCTGCACTTGCTGGTGGTGCTACTGGTTCTACTTTAAGAACAATGGCAAAAGGTACGGCAACAAGACAATTTGATCAAATTCAAATTATTCAAGTTGATGCAAATGGTAATTCTCTTGAAACTTGGACTCTTAATAATGCTTGGTTAAAATCAGTAAACTTTGGTGGTCTTGATTATTCATCAGACGACATTAATGAGATTTCATTTACATTCAGATACGATTGGGCAGATCTACAAATAACCCAAACCAGTTTTGATTCATCTGTAATACCATAATAATTGGAGTAATAAATGTTTTGGTCCCAACGTGGAATTGAATTATCTAAAAAACATTTATTTATTGCAGAGTTTTCTAATACAAATCAATTTGGTAAAGGTGGTTGGTCTGGTATTGCAAATGAGCAAAACATTAAGTTATTTGTAAAAAAGATTGATGCCCCTTCAATGAATCTTAATTTTGAAAGAGGTTTGGCTTCAAATTATGTTCACTATTTTCAACAAGGTGAAATTAATTGGGAGCCAATAAATGTTACATTTGTAGATACAGTAACAGAACAACAAGATCAAATTCCTAATTGGCAAAAAATGTTTACTGATTATTTGGCTTCTTCAACTGTTAATGGTGTAAATAGAACTGGTATGTTAGACTTACCAATTTTCTGCAATGAAATAATAATTAGTTCTTATCAATCGATTGCAGTTGAAAAGCCAGTAACAACTGAGATAAAAGATTTATCTATTTTATCAGAAAGAAAATTTAAAATTTTAAATCCAAGAATAACTAAAATTTCATTTGGTGCATACGATTATTCTTCCGATGAATCAAATGAGTTAAGTGTAACATTTATACCAGAATGGTGTGAATTGTATAGCGTAGAATAACAATAGAGTGAATAATGAGAAATAACCTAGAAAGATTGGGTTTGGATACAAAAAGCCCACAAGACGATAACGGTCCTGTTACGTCTGCATTAAATTTTGTAGTACCAACAGAAATTATAGATCTTCCATCAAAAGGTTTGTATTATCCAGAAGGACACCCACTTTACGGTAAACAAACAATTGAAATAAGATACATGACAGCAAAAGATGAAGATACTTTGACAAACGTATCTCTTCTTAAGAAAGGTCTTGCATTAGAAAAAGTATTGCAAGACATTATTCTTGATAAATCAATAAGATCAGAACAATTACTTGTTGGTGATAAAAATGCAATAATTGTGGCAGCAAGAAAGTCTGCTTATGGTTCAGATTATCAAACAAAAATAACCTGTCCATCATGTGGTAAATCACAAGAGTATGAGTTTGATTTAAATTCTCTTAACATAAAAGAACCAGTATCCGATGAAGAATTGAATGAGTCTAACATTGTAAGAACAGAAAACTGTACGTTTATGTTTAATCTTCCAATACTTAAAGTTCCAGTTGAATTAAAATTAATGACAGGAAGAGATGAAAACTTCATAGCACAAAAAACAAGAGAAGCACAACAATTAAAGAAAGAATTAGATTCTTTAACTCTTCAACTAAGTGTTATGATTAAATCAATAAACGGTAAAGAAGATAGACAAGTTATAACAGAAGCTTCTGCTCTTCTTCCAGCAAAAGATTCAAGAGCAATAAGAGAAGTTTATAAAATAATAAGTCCAAATGTTGACTTATCTCATGATTTTGAATGTAAAGCTTGTTCTTACGAAACAAGGTTGGAGGTTCCGTTTACATCGGACTTTTTTTGGCCTAAGTGAAGAATACCAAAAGGTTGTTTATGAACAATTCTTTATTTTAAAGTATCATGGTGGATGGTCGTTTATTGAAGCCTATAATCTACCAGTTGGTCTTAGAATGTGGTTTGTTGAAAGACTTGCAAAACAATTAAAAGATGAATCAGAAGCAATTGAAAAAGCTTCAAAGAAAAGATAATACAAGGGGTTAACAGCCCCTTTATTTTTTAATAAACTATTTAATAACATGATAAAGATAATAATAAAAGAACAAAAAACAAAAGCTGGTACTGCCGCTGCTGGTACGCAAGCAATTAGAAGTTATTATAACCCACAAACTAAAATAAAGTCTAAATCACCTAAAGAAGAAACTCCTGTTACTGATACTGAATCTTCTCAATCACAACAAGAACCAGAAGAAACCAAACCAAAAGGTACTGTACCTTCCAACTGGAAACCAGAAATAGGAACAGAAATTCAATTAAAGGATGTTAAATACAAAGCAAATGCAAATGGTGGCTGGTTACCTAATGGTATAGGCTTACCTATACCTAAAACATCACCAATTTTTTCTACTTTAAATACTTTAGCTTATAACGAAGAACAAAAGAAAAAAGGTCAATCAACTTCTACAACTGCAATAACTGTACCTTTAGGTCCAGAAGATGCACCAACAGAGGAGGCTGCAACGCCAGTACCTGTAGAGGAAGTATCAGATGAAATTAACTATGTAGATTTATTGTCTCAAGTACAAAATTATGTTGATTTTAGAGATCAAAACAATCTTATAAATTTTGTTGAAAAAACAGTTGAATTTTTAAAATCTAACCAAAATTTTAAATCTGTTTATGAACAAATTGAAAATAAAATTCAACAATTATCAGATAAGATTTTTATGGATCAAAGAAAACAGCAAAGAAGACAAGATCTTGCTAATGATCTTGCTGGTCTTGTGTCTGAAGTGTTAGATCCAATTACTGGTTTATCTATCCTTTTAGGTACAATTAGTCTAGGTACTCTTATTGGAGGATTAAATTATAAAAGACTAAGAGCTAAATCAAATGAAACACCAGAGGGTAAGTATTTATTTTTATTAGGATTAGAAATTAAACTGCTTATAATCAAGAGTATTATTGATGGAAATACAGACATTGAAACTTTAATAACAAATAAATTAGAACCAGATTTAAAAGAATTTAAAAAACCAAGTCTTAATTTATTTAAACAAAAAAACTTACTTAAGCAAAAAATTGGACAATTAGAAAATTTAGCTAGTGAAGTACTTAGATTAATACATACTAAATCAAGGGAGCAAAGACCTGACCATTTATCAGAATCAATTATAAACCGTTGGAAAGTCTTAGCAAACATAAAGAATAGTGAGGTTTAAAAATGGCAGACGACATAAATCTTATTATTGAAAGTTTAGTAGCAGCAATTTCACAAAAGGTACAACAAACATCTGGTGGTACTACTGCTACGCCTGTTTCGTCGGTTGACATAATTGGTAGTGCTTCAAGAGTAGAATACCTAGATAAAGAAATTGAAAAATTAAAATTACAACAACAGTTTATTAAATCAATTTATAATGATTCAGAATCTCTTGCACAACTTGAAATAGAGAATGAATTAAAAAAAGCAGAAATAAATAAAAAAATTGCTGATGAATTACAAAGAATAAACAAACTAAAAAAAGATAATGGATCTATAAGTGAGAATGATTTAGAAAATTTAAAGAAACTTTCTGGTGATCTAGATGAAATAGTGGAAACAGAAAAAGATTTTGGTAGAGCAAAAGGTGCTGGTAATAAATTAGGTAATCTTCTTGGATTTGATGAAAGTAAAAAAAGCGATTTAGTTTATCAAATGTTCAAAAATCCAAAACAAGTATTTGGACAAGTTGGTGAAAGTATAGATAAGTTTGGTGGTGGTGTTAAAGGCACGTTTAGTATGATTGGTATTACACTTGCACAAGAAGTTGTAAAACAAACTATGGAGGCATTTAAACAATACGATCAAGCTGCTGCGTCATTATCAAAAGTAGCAGGAGCAAATGCACAATTACAATCTGTTTTAAACAACACAGCAAGAGGCGCAACTGCTTATGGTATTTCGTTTGCACAAGCTGGTAAAGCAATTGAAGGTTTGTATACAGAACTAAATACGTTCTCAAACCTTAATCAAAAAGTTCAAGAAGAATTAGTTGTATCTACTGCAAAATTAGAAAAGCTTGGTATTTCATCTCAACAAAGTGCTAAACAAATTGCTAGTTTAACTCAAATAATGGGAATGACAGAATCTCAAGCTGCAAAGACTTCTGAGAAACTTGCTGGATTTGCTTTGGCTATAGGAAGATCACCAACACAAGTTGCATCTGATTTTGCTGCTGCTTCTGAAAGATTGGGTGGTTATGGCGACAAAATGCTTGATGTATTTAAAAATCTTGAAATTCAAGCAAAAGGAACTGGTGTTGCTCTTAATGATCTTCTTAGAATAACAGAAAAGTTTCAAACATTTGAAGGTGCTGCTACTGCTGCTGGTAAGCTTAATGCTGCTCTTGGTGGTGGTTTTGTTAATGCTATGGAACTTCTTGAAGCATCAGCAGAAGACCCATCAAGAGCAATTGATTTACTAAGAACAAGATTAAACGATGCAGGTTTAGCTTTTAATCAAATGTCTTTTTATGAAAAGAAATTAATAGCAGATGCTGGTAATTTCAAATCTGTTGAAGAAGCAAGTCGTATTTTATCAATGACAAATGCCGAAGCAGAAAGAGCAGCAGCGGCAGACGCAGAAAGAGCAAATCAACAACAATTATTAAATGATGCAATTCAAAGATCAATACCAATTCAAGAAAAAATACAATTACTAATGGCAAATTTAGCTATTGTTATGGGTCCAGTTGTTGATGCTGTTAGTGGATTGATTTCAATGTTTACAATGTTGGTTGATAATCCTATAGGTGGATTTTTACTTAAAATAGGTCTTGCTATTGGTTTAATTTTTACTCCTGTAGGGTGGTTAGGAGCAGCAATTTATGCACTAGGTTTAGCGTTTGAATACCTACATGACATAATTTTAAAACCACATTCTCCAATTTTGTTTGATGTTTTAAATGAGATGCCTAGCGTATTTGGTGGTATGACTTCTTCTCTAAGTGGTTTAGATGGTCAAATGAATAGAACACTAGGAAACATGAATAAGTTTGAAGGATCTGTAAAAGGTATTGCATCAAGCTTTGAAGCATTACCAGATAGTATTTCTGTAACAACTCCTCAACTTGATAAACTAAATACAAGTATGGAAGTAACAAGTAAAATAACTGATGCAACTAAACAATCTGTTGATTCAATTAATAATCTAAATACAGAAAAAGCAAATCAACTTGTTAGCATTATGTCACCACAACAACCTAATGTTACCGTATCACCTATGATTAACCAACCTGCACCAGAAGTTAAAGTTTATTTAGGTAACGAACCAATAAAAGGTATTGTTAATAAAGTTATGAATGGTGGTTCTAATTTATCACCACAAGCACTTGGAGTACCATTAAAATAATGGAGAATAATAATGGCTGACATTTATCCTGGTTTTGGAATTTTTGAAGGTGTAAAAGTAGGTTTACTAAAAGTATTTAGTATTACCTATGATTCTGAAATTCAGTTCCTTCCTTACGATTTAAGAATTACAGAAAGTTTAACACCAGAATGGAATCAAGAATCTGTTATTGGTAGAATGGACCCTATTGCTCGTTTTAAAAGAATGGGTAGAACAATGAACATTAATTTTAAAGCAAGAGCAAAAGAAGATTTAAAAGATGGAACTGCTTATCTTCCATACGATGATTTATTACATTGTGTAGACCATTTAAAAAGAGTTTGTTATCCAAGATACAATTCAAGTCAAGTTATGACCTCCCCACCATTATTTAGAATAAAACACGATCTAATACAAGCTGGAGAAAATACAAATGATTCTGGTGTATTATGTTACATTACAACAATAAAAGCAGATCCAGTTATGGAAAAGAATGCTGTATTTTACAAAACTGATGGAGCTTCAAACAATAAAATAGGTAATCTTACACAAGGTATTTATCCTAAAGCTTTTGACATAACAATAGGTATTACAGTATTAAATGAAAATCTTGTAACTGATACAGACGGTAGAGTGATAGTAACAGGAACTTTAAATAAACGTTATTTTTACAACTTTAGTACAACTAATGGTCCCGCTGGTGGTCACGATGGATTTCATGCAGCCGCTGATGGAGCAGAAACAGCAACACCAGACACAAATGCTAATAGCCAAGGCACATCTAATCCAGAAGATGCTGCTGCTGCAAAGGTTATAGGAGGTAAATAATGGCTACAAGATACTCTGGAAACGTTTTAAAAAGCACCTCCACAGACAATACTTCATTAAAACAAGTTATTGAATCAAGAGGAAGAAAATTTATTGATCATTATTCAACTGCTAATTTGATTTATCCAACAGTTGAACAAATACAAATGTTAAGTTTTACCAATCATATTTGGAAGGCTGGTGATAAGTATTGGAAGTTATCATCTACTTATTATGGTGATCCAAAGTATTGGTGGATAATTGCATGGTACAACAAAAAGCCAATTGAGGCTTCTTTGGCTGTTGGAGATGTTTTACAAATCCCACAACCTCTTGGTGATTTATTGGGAATGATAGGATAAAAAATGCCACCAAAAACTGATGTTAAGTTTAATAATCAAGGTTTTATTACATCTTACATAACTGAAATAATTGAATTAATAAAACCTACGTATGACAACATCTTAACTTTAGATACTTCAGAAAAAAGTCTTCCAGAAACAATAGCTTTGTTAACAGGTAAGACTGATGGGTTAAAATTAACAAATTTAAAAGCCTATCAATACAATTCTTTGATTCCAAAAATTAGATTATTTAGAGTAAATTCAGAAGATGATAGTGAGTATGAGTTTATTTTTAGTAAAGATTACAAATACAATTATCTTAGTGAAAATCATTTTGTAGGAAATAATTGCGGTATTAAGTCCATCAATTGGATCTTGGCAGGTACAAATCCAGCATCATCAGAAAAAACAATTGAAGTAAAAATAGAATTTTATTTTGATTCTATTAATTCTTTTTCTGGTGGTAGTTATGACCAAATGTTAAAACTTTGGAACAATAGAACTCCAAGTTTGTTAAGAAGCCCATTTGATAATCCGACAACAAAACAAACTACAAACTATTGGTCATTAATTTATCATCCATCTATTTTACCAGATCAATACTCAAGTCCTTTATTTAGGATAAAAGCAATTGTTGGATGGGAACAACTAAGACCAGAAATACTTAATGAAATTTTTAAAGGTAAACAAGACATAAATGAAGAGTTTTATGATTCTGATCTTGTTATGTACCTAAACCTTGTACAACATAATTTTGCTTTCAATGAGGATGGCAGCATTAAACTAACAGCAAATTACATTGCTAGTTTAGAAAATAGTTTATTTTCTACAAATTTTGATTTATTAAAAGGATTAAAAGAAAGTTTAGATAAACTAAAAGATGTAGACGTTTTAACACTAGATTCTCCTTACGATGCTGTTGATCTTCAAACAGTTACTCCTGGTTTTGAACTAGAAACATCTAATGAAAAAGCAGATGTAGAATTATTATCAAAATCTTTAACAATAACTCAATTAGAAAGAAGAATAAAGTTCTTAACTTATTTATCAAATGGTAATGATCTTTCAAAATTAAAAACAGAATTAAATTTATGTCTTGGTCCTAATGCAACTTTAGCAAACCTTGGGATACCAGATTTAGATTATTCTACTGGTGTAGCACAGGAAAAAGTACAAGAACTATTAACAACTTATTCTGCTACTGCTGATCTAGCACAAAATTTAATTGATTCAAGAACTGTAGAAATAAAACAATTTTATTATTCTCAATTAATAAAAGAATTAATTAAAACAACAAATGGTAAAAATAAAATTTTTCTTTTACCAGTAGATGCTCCGTTTGTTAAACAATGGTTAAATTGGAAAAATGGTATTGGTAGTGCTAGTAAACCAAAGTTTTCAATAACAAGAACTGGTAGTATTTTACCACAAGACGAGACAGCTTTAGATAAAAAACTTTCTAATCTTGATTTGGCAAGAACTTCAAGCGATGGATTAGAGTGGTTTGAAGGAGATCCAGATGATTTTGGCGAAGCTCAGCAGACATTAAGAAATGAAGAAGAATCTGTAACTTCTAAAAGAATTATGTTTACTACTTTTGGTTACTTAATAGACGCAGCTATAACAATAATTAGAAATAAGTACGGTTCAAATTTAAAAGAACTTGAAAGAAATAAAATTTTATTTTCTACTTTTTCTGAGGTTGTACAAATACCAAACCAACCAAAGAACTTTTCAATTGCAGACATACCTATTGAAATTAATTTTTTTGTTAATTTTTTAGATAATGAATTGTATGAAAAAGGAGTTAAAGAATACCCTTTATTTAAATTTATTAAAGACTTAACAATAAAAGCAGCAGAACCATCACTTGAATCGAGAGAAATTTATAACGGTAATGTTAATAAGTATTCAAATACTTCGTTAGTTAGTACTATTATTTCATTAGGATCAACAGACCCAAAAAATCATCCTTTATCAGATTTTATTGATCCAAATACAAATGCAGTAAAGTTTGGATTATCAATTAATAAAACAAATTTAAAACCATTTTATTTAACAAGAACAAATTTATCTAATACAAAATTAATTCCATTTAATTATTTTATTGTTTACGATAAATTTAATAAAGATTTTACTGGTGTTGAGAATAAAGTTGCTGACGAAAAACGAGGAATTTATCATTATACTTTAGCACAAGATTATGGTTTAGTAAAATCAATAAACTTTAAAAAAATAGATCAACCATTTTTAAGAGAATCAAAATCTGTTGGAAAGAAAACTATTTATCTTGGACAATTTAGAGATCTTTATAATGCTGAAATAAAAATGATTGGCAATAACATTTATTACCCTGGCATGATGTTGTTTATAAAACCTAATGTTGAATTTGGAAGAGTTATTTCAACAGTAAAATCTGCTCCTACATTTGCACAATTAACTGGTATAGGCGGTTATTATACTGTTACAAAAGTTACAAGTGAAATAACTGACGAAGCGTATACAACTACTTTAGATTGTGTATTTCATTCCAACGATGGTTTACAACCAAGCGAAGCAGAATCACAAGATTGTAATTATACAGAATTAGAAAAAGCTGGTCTTTATGACTCAAGTGGAAAAGTTCTACCAGAAATGAGTTTAATTCTTGCTAACTTAAAAGAAATTGTTGACGATGTGGCAGAGCAAAAAGAAGAATTAGATAGAGAAAAGAAACTACAACAATTACAACAAGATCTTGAAATCAGTATGCAACAAGGTGAAATTTCTCGTGCAGCACAAATTGCGTTAGAAGCAGAAATAGAATACCTTAAAAGTTTTTTTGATTAATAGGAATAAAAATGGCAACAATAGCAAGAAATAATCAAAAATCTATAGAACAATTTACATTTAGAAAATACTATGATGTTGTGTATTATCCAAAAGAATACACAAACATTATTGATTTCTGGAAAAATTCAATTCTTTATGGAAAGATTAATAGAGATTTAGATTCAATTATTTTAAATACTAATAATCTTAAAGTTCTCAAAACAAGCAACATAAACCAAGCAAATCAATTTTATGCTATTTCTTTCGTTGCAGATGCCTTTAATGAAATGGTTATTGAGTTTCAAAGAGCAAATCAATTAAGTTTAATTCCTAAATCAAAATTAAATCCATTAAAAATTGTAAGAGCAACAACAATACCACAAAATAACTATAATGAAACAATAAGAACATTTTTAGATAAAGTATTTGATCAAAATAAATTAAGAAATTCTATAACTAATTTAAATGATTTTCTTAATGAGTTTTGTTATCTTATGAATAATACTGGTTTATACATTTCTCAAACAGCTTTTATGACAAGCGGAATTGCTTCGCCAACCACTACAGGATTAGTAATTGATTTATCTAATCTTAATAATGGTGACGATCAATTAAAAGTTAATCAATTTTTAAATGATCCAAATTATAAATTTTTCATTAATACAGCAGAAAAATACAGTTTTTTTGTTGATAAGAATGCACCCTGGAGATTAGTATTCAATCTTTCAACAAATTATGCATTAGAAAAAATGAAACAAAACAATTTTAATTCTCTTGATGAAATGTTTGATAACGCTTATACTACGACATACATAACAGATTGGAAAATTATTAAAGATACATTAATACAATACTACAATGACAATGTATTTGTAAAGAACAAAATACAAAGTCCCATTTTAAATAATGAAGGACAACTTATAAACAGAACAATAAATAAACAACAAATTAATAGCAATACTTATGATGATTTATTTTGGATTAAAATGTATTATTTTATTAGATTAAGAGAAGAAAATTTTAGAATTAATCAAAATCAATTTGAAAATAAATTACATACATTAACCGCAATTTATAATGCATCTGGAGAATTATCTACTTTGCAATACATCAATAAAGATACAAAACCATTCCTTGACGGTGGAACAAATCCAGATTATGCTCAAGTAATCGAAGTAAGTAAGAAGAAGAAAATGAAGTCTTCTAATTTTATTTATAAATTTTAATGAGGCTAAAATGTTTGTTGAACCTCTTGATAATAAAGGCGAGTGTGTGGGCTTTTATTGTCAAAATGAAATAATTCAAAATTTACCAGATTATGTAAAATCTTGGAGTTATCATCCATCCTTTAATGGTGGTGATTATGCTTATTTGTATTGCCAAGATGAAATTAATAAGTTTTGTCCAGATAATGCAAAAGATGATTGGAAACTTGTTAATGATAAGATGAAAGCTTATTTTAAATCTTTCTCAAATGCTAAAATTAATCTTGATGATAATTGTTTATTTGAAATGATTCCACACAAGTTTCTTATGACTTATTATGAAGTCAAAACAAAAATTGTTGAACACATTCTAAATACGGTTGCAAAGCCAAAAGATTATGATTATCTCGTTAAATTATCAGAAGTTCTTTGGGACATTAAAAGTAGACCATTGAATGTTGTGTTGGATGGTGTGGAAGATAAAAAGATAATCCAAAAGTATTCAAACATTAGTAGATTTATTAACTATGACATTTTTGGAACAAAGACAGGTAGACTATCAACCCATAAACGTTCATTCCCAATAATGCAGATGGATAAGAATCATCGTTCTATTATCCATCCTACAAATGATTGGTTTGTTGAGCTTGATTATAACGGAGCAGAACTTAGAACGTTTCTTGCTCTTGCAGGAAAGCCACAACCCAAAGAAGATATTCACGATTGGAATAATCAACACATTTTTGATAACAAGAAAACAAGGGATGAAGCAAAAGTAGCATTTCTTGCATGGCTTTATGGAGATACTAAAAATGAAAAGGCTGAATCGATTTACAATAAAGAAGAAGTACTTAATAGATTTTGGGATGGAGAAAAGGTTACTACGTTCTACGGCTTACAAATTTCAGCAGATAATCATCATGCTCTTTCTTACATTGTTCAGTCTACATTTGGTCAGCTTGCTCTTCGTCAGATGATTAAAGTGTTTCAGTTTCTAAAAGGTCGTAAATCTTTTATTGCTTTTACTATTCATGACAACATTGTGATTGATCTTGCAGACGAAGATAAAAAAGACCTAAAAAAAATTATGAAGATTTATTCCAATACTGACCTTGGGATGTTTAAAGTAAACGTGAAAGCAGGAAGTAATTACGGTGAAATGCGTAAGATTTAACTATTTATTGTGTAAGTAAATTAAAGGAAAATTTTATAATGATTATAACAGAATCACAATTAAGACTTATAGTTAGACAAGAACTTTTAGAAGTATTAAGTGAAAATAATCCAGATCTTTTAAACGAAGGAAGACTTGGACAATTATTTGCTAAATTTGCTTTTCCATTAGCTGTTGCATTTGGTGGTGGAGCTTCATTAGGTACAGCTATAAACCAATCTGATGAAGCATTATCTGGAGGTCCAGCGATAGCTCAAGTAGCCAGGACAATTGGTGCATCTCAAGTAGATAAAGAGCAGCTTCCAGTATTATCTAAAAAATACATTGAAAGCTTAAGCCCAAATATTAAATTTGATGTTGATAATAAACAATTAATTTATAAAGGCATTAAAACCACAATAGATAACAGTTTAATAGAACAAGCAAAAAGGTTTGTCAGTCTTGATCCAAGTGGTAAATCAAGTGAAGTAGATAAATTTATGAGATCGCCAGAAGGTCAAAAATTTAAAAATGATATAGAATTATATATTGAAAAAAACCAAGAATTAAATAAAGCAGTAAAAGCTCAAGACAAACAAAATCTAAGTTTAGCTATTGCTCTTATGTGTCTTACTTTGGCGTTGATTACAGCGGTTCATGGTGCTGACATAACAACAAAAGATAGGAGATAAAATGGACCAAATAGTAATGCAACTTGTTCAAATGGAACAACAAATGAGAATCTTTCATTGGCAAACAAAATCGTTTGCCAGACATTCAGCTTTTGGTGGAATCTATGGAACTCTTGGTGATCTTATAGATACTTTTACAGAAGCTTGGATGGGAAGAAACGGGAGAGTACGTGTTACTGGTCCAATTGAACTACAAAACCTTGGTGGTGATGTAGAACAAATTGTAGATGGATACATTGAAACTCTTATTGGAATGACAGATATTCTTGACCAACAAAAAGATACAGATCTTTTAAACATTCGCGATGAAATACTTGGCGAGTTTAACAAACTTAAATACCTATTAACACTTAAATAATGGACCCTTTAGTACAACAACTTAGAGACTTATTAGAACAGACAGAGCCTTTTCAGAGAAAGATGAAGGCAGGGCACAGTCGTAAAAAGAAAAGAGTTATTGGTCATGGCAATCAACCCGCTGGTGCCCCTTATAGTGAAAAACCATCTATGGAACGTTCTAAATCTGCTCCTCCTATTGGTGAACACATTGTTAAACAAGGTTCTAAGTATTGTTTGAAATCAAAAAAGAGTGGTAAGAATCTTGGCTGTTATGATTCTAGAAAAGGTGCAGAAAAAAGAGAAAAACAAGTACAATACTTTAAACACATGAAAGAAAACCTTCTTGAAGAAATTGTAAAAGAGGTTATTAAAGAATTACTAAAGTAGGATCAAAATGGAAGAAAAAGATACCGAAGATTCAGTTGTAGTTGTTGTAATAGATAAAAATAAAATTCTCTTAATTAAAAGATCCAAAACAGATACATGGAAACCATTACATTGGTCATTTCCAGGTGGTCATGTAGAAAAAGGTGAAGCACCCTATAAAGCTGCTAGAAGAGAGCTTAAAGAAGAAACAGAACTAGATGGTAGAATTAAATACTGTGGTGTTCGTAAAGCTAAAAGTGGTAAAATGTTTATTTATCGTTGTGATGATGTACAAGGTGATATAAAACTTAATTATGAACATTGTGATCATAAATGGGTTGAGTATAAGGATTTAGATGATTTAGAAAATAAAACTCCATACGTTAAAGAAATTATTGCTACTGCATTACAGATTCCTATGGGTTATGAATGAACATTCTTGCGTTAGGTAAAACAGCACACAACATAGCAGATAAATTTAGCAAGTACCCACAATACAAAATCTATAAGGTAGTAGTTGAGCAACAAGATCACCCAGAGAAATACGATGAAAAAACAAATCATGAGCCTATTATTTTTAATAGTGATGATACTGACATTGATTTTATTGTAAGTGGTGATGAAATAGTTTGTTCCGCTTCGTTAAGAGTTTTAGAAAAGTATAAGGATAGTAACATAAGAATTTTTTATGTTAAACCAAGTACAAAATTTTTAACAGATCTTCAAAAAACAACAGATAAAATTGTTTATAATGTTCTTCAAGAGTATACAAGATCAAAAAGATTTGATTCAATGTTTATAATAACTTATGAAGATGTTGCGAAGATGGTTGGTAAAATACCTATTGTTGGGTATTACGATAAATTAAATACAGTTATTGCAGATACAATACATATGATAAATTTTCTTGACCATAATGAACCAGTTTTAGGTAATGAATTAGAATCACTACCAACTTATTGTATAAATACTATAGGTATAATGGATGTTGATAACGGTAATGAAAGTTTGTTTTTCAACCTTGACGAGTGTAGAGAGAAGAGATACTATTACTGTATTAATGAAAAACAACTTCAAACAGATGGTGACCTGTTTGATAAGCTGGTAAAACAAATGGACACTAAAACGGAAGAATTTGTAAAGAATAGTTTTGGTGTTTATTCAACTTCATTTGATGTAAATTATTGTTACATTGTTAAAAAGTCACCACACATACAGAGGCACTAATGAAGTCGTATAAAGGTACATTTATAAAGAAAGACGGTTCTCAAAGAACAATGTCTTTTATGAAGGTTGCAGACCTACCAAGAACCATGTTAGAAGGAATGGTGAAGGGCACAGGGAAAGTTAGAACACTTCCCGATGGGTCAGAAATGGTTTATGATCTGGAGAGTAAGGAATTCCGAATCTTCAATCATAAAACGCTAGTAGGAGAGATTCTGGAAACAGACCTTGACGAAAGCGTATTGAGTGAATAGAATAAGAATGCGGCGATTGAAGAGATTTGTTCAATCGTACTTAACAAACAACTAAGGAGACAATAAAATGGCTATTGATATGAGCAAAATGAAGGCAAAACTTGATAAACTTGCCAACAACGGTAAAGAGGCTTCCACATCTGTAAAGTGGAAGATGGAAGAGGGACAACACTCTATTCGTATTGTTCCAACTGAAGACGGCGATCCATTCAAGGAGCTTTTCTTCCATTATAAGGTAGGTGGTAAGACTGTTCTTTGTCCCAAGAAGAACTTTGGCGATGAATGTCCTGTCTGTAACTTTGCTTCACAGCTTTGGAAGGAAGGAACAGCTAATGAGGACAAGTCAAGCCAGAAAATGGCAAAAGAGCTTTTCCCCAAGCAGCGTTTTATGTCTCCCGTACTTGTTCGTGGAGAAGAAGCAAAAGGTGTACAGGTTTGGGAATACGGTAAGCGTGCTTATGAGACTATGGTAGGACTTGTACTTAACCCAGAGTATGGTGACATTACTGACCCACAGGATGGTCTTGACCTTGTAATTGATTACACTAAGCCTCCTGCTGGTGCAAAAGATCAGTTCCCAGAGACTAAGATTACTCCTCGTCGTAAATCTTCACCACTTTGTTCTCCAGAATACGGTGGTCCAGCTAAGTGCAAGGAGATTCTTGATACCATTCCAGATTTCTCCACACTTTATCCTCGTCAAAGCACACAGGAAGTCCAGCGTATTCTTGACGCAGCACTTTCTTCTGACGAGAGTGCAGAAGCTGATTCACGCGAAATCGTCAAGGGTGGTACAAAAGCCAAGAAATCTAGCTCTTCTGTAGATGAAGCGTTTGGTGATTTCACAGGAACAGACGACTAATCTGTTGACTAAATAACAGAACGGGTGTATCTTTATGGTACACCCGTTTTCATTTAACATAAGGATACAAATGGCTAAAAAAACTCAAACAACAACAAATGGTAAATTATCTATTGCACAAATGAGAGATGCAATTAACAAAAAAGCAGGTATTGAAGTATCTTTTGATCTTCTTGAACAAAACCCATCAGAAGTAGTTGAATGGATTCCAACAGGTTCTGACGTATTAGATTCAATTATTTGTAGAGGTAAGAAAGCTGGTATTCCTGTAGGTCGTATTACAGAACTAGCTGGTATTGAAGCTTCTGGTAAATCTTACTTTGCTGCTCAGATTGCTGCTAATGCCCAGAAAATGGGCATGACTGTAGTTTACTTTGACTCAGAATCTGCTCTAGATCCATCCTTTCTTGCAAAAGCAGGATGTAATGTAGGTGAGATTATTTACACACAAGCAATTAATATTGAGTTTGTTCTTGAAACTATCGAACAACTTCTTGGAGAAGGTGATAGATTTCTATTCATTCTTGACTCATTTGCATTTACTCCATCGCTTGCAGACCTTGAAGGTGACTTTAATCCACAATCTTCAATGGCTGTAAAACCAAGAATTATGTCAAAGGGTCTTGCAAAGCTTATTCAACCAATTGCAAACAAAAGAAGTTCTTTCCTTGTTTTGAATCAGTTAAAACAAAACATTGTAATGGGTCCAACAGCACACACAGAAATGCTTGTAAACCCATTTATAACTCCAGGCGGTAAAGCACTCTCATACGCTTATTCACTTAGAATTTGGCTTACTCCAAAGAAAAGTAAAGCAAGTTATGTTGTATCACCAACAGGATTTAGAATTGGTTCAGAAACTAAATGTGTTCTTAAAAAATCACGTTTTGGAACAGAGGGTAGAGAATGCTCACTTAAACTACTATGGGGTGGTGAGAGAGTAGAAGTATCAGATCATGAAGCTTGGCTTGACATTCTTTCTAAATCTGATAGAGCTTCAAGTGGTGCATGGTGGACAATTACACTTCTTGATGGGACAGAAAAGAGATTTAGATCAGCAGACTTTCCTAACGAATTAAATAACGAAGATTTTAGAAAGGCAGTTTTAAGTATTGTGGAAGAAGAACTTATTACCAAATTTGATAAGCAAACTGGTAACGCTTCAAATTATTACAACATAGAAAGCGAAGACTAAAAGTAAGTAAAAAGAAACAGGCTCCATAGGGTTGACTTCCCTATGGGGCTTTGTTACTATCTATGTGTTGGAGAGAAGAACATCATGGAGTCTGACCCGAAGTTGTCCAAGAAGAAGCAGCGTTACATTGATCTTGCTGCACGAATTGCTATGCAGACCGATTTTAAGGAGTATAAGCATGGTGCCGTGCTTGTTCGCGGTGGTACTGTTTTGAACACTTCTTGTAATAAGAACAAGTATAAGGCTTGGGCTAATCGATTCCGCGATAGTAAGAAGCAGCGTGGTCATGCTACTGTTCATGCTGAGATTGGTGCTATCCTTGGTCTTGATCGTTCTATTACTGAGGGTGCAACTATTTATGTTGTTCGCGTTGGTCGTGATGGTTGCCTTCGTAACTCTAAGCCTTGTCCTATGTGCGAGGCTGCTATGCAGTTTGTTGGTGTTAAGAAGGTAGTATACTCTAACGAGAACGGTGAGATTGAGTCCATGAGGATTTACAATGAGTAATAGCTATAAGCCATACACATACGAAGAATTCCGTTATCCTTGGGAAAATGCAGAAAGTGGTTTTTGGGTTGTATACAAGAAAAACGGATCTACTTCAACTCGTAAAGTAAATCAAACTCAAGCTAATGAAGAACTTGGTGCTTTTCATTATGCTATGGCTGTATCTTACGATGTTATGATGAATACTATTTTTGAACTGCAAAATAGTGGTAAGCCATTTTCTATTAGCGACATTGCACTAAACACAATTAAAGCAGTAGGCGATATTGTGCTTAAGGAGAAACAAAATGTGGGAAACTGAAATACTGGAAAAGTATCCTAAGACTTTTAAAGTTCTTGGCTATTTTGAATGCAATGAAGGTTGGAAGCATCTTATTGATGATGTTTCTGCAAAGATTGAAGTAATAAACAACAAGTACCCAGAATCTAGCTATATCCATGCTGTTCAAGTTAAGCAAAAGTTTGGTGGTCTTCGCTATTACATCTCTATTGAAGAGATAGATCCTACTGATGTTAATTATGTTTATAGTATAATTGCAGACGCAGAGAAAATGTCTTATACTATTTGTGAGTTTTGCGGTGCCCCTGCAAAAGTTTCAAAGTGGGGCTATAACATAGAGACAGCATGTGATGAACACTCAACCACAAGAAGGCGATTTGGTATGGATAAATAGGTACGCAAAGTCTTATACTTCACAACTTATTATTCATCGTAAAAATAATCAATTATCATTAATCTCTGAATTTAGTATTCTGGGTGTTGTTGTAACAGCATACCCAGAATTGTGCTATGTTTGGACTATGGAAGACGAGCAATGTCATTATTTTCTAATGGAGGATTTAAAATGCCAAGAATGATGGTGGTAGACGCAAACAATCAATATTTGCGTGCATACATAACAAATCCTACTCTTTCACCAAACGGTCAACCTGTAGGTGGTGTTGTTGGCTTTCTTAAAATTATGCAGAAGCTATGCAATACTATAAACCCAGATCTTATATATGTTTGTTGGGATGGTGAAGGTGGTTCCAAAAAACGTAAAATTATGAATTCAAATTACAAAGATGGTAGAAACCCTCTTCGTCTTAATCGTGATGTTCGTAATCTTACAGAGAACGAAGAGATTGCTAATAGAATTTGGCAACAAACAAGAGTTGCAGAGTATTTTAATCAAATGCCTGTGATTCAACTACTGTATCCAAACATTGAAGCAGATGATCTTATTTCTTATGTTGTGAACCATCAACATTATAAGCGTTGGCAAAAGGTAATTGTGTCATCAGACAAAGATTTTATTCAGCTTATTGATGGTAAAACAATTCTTTATCGTCCTATTCAAGAAGAACTGCTGAATGTATCTAAAATTATTGAAAAGTATGGTGTTCATCCTAACAACTTTGCTTTAGCAAGAGCAATAGCTGGTGATGATAGCGATAATCTTAAAGGTGTTAAAGGTGTTGGAATGGCTACAATAGCTAAGAAAATTCCTATGCTTGTTGAAGAGAAGTCTTATCTTCCTAATGATGTTACAGAATTTTGTAAAGATAAGGAAGGTAAAGCTTTTGAAAGTATCGCATCATCTTTTGAGGTGATTAGAGATAACTATCGCATCATGCAGCTTTCCTCTCCACAAATCTCCTATCAAACAAAACAACAGATTGATGAACTTGTTGAGAACTTTGAACCACAGTTAAACCAACTTGAATTTAGGCGTATGTCAATGCAAGATGGTTTTGGTGTTGTAGATTTTTCATCTTTAATGACTTGTTTTAAGAAAATTGTGGCTAACAATACTACTTAGAGGTATGAAATATAATTTAATTTTAGAGAGTTGGAAACAATTTTTGCAAGAAGCAGATACAGCTTCTGTACAACAAACTACAAACACAAATCAACAAGCTAAAGTAAAGCCAGAAGATTTATCTCCAGCAGAAAAAAAAGATAATGAAATACAGATAGCAGTTGATGCAATAGAAAATGACATAAAAAATGTTGTTGCAAGTGCTAAACAAAAAGGCATTACTGCTGCTGACATTAAACCAAAAATACAACAATTTCTTTCAAATCTTCAAGAAGCAAAAAAGAAAAAAAGTGGTGATCGTTGCACAAGAATTGCCAAACGTAAATATGATGTTTGGCCTTCTGCTTATGCTTCTGGTGCTGTTGTTAAATGCCGTCAAGGAAAGATCTGGAAAGGTATTTCTGAGAATGCAACAGATGAAGAAATAGATCAACAACTAGTTTTAGAAGAAATAGAGGTACTTGAAGAAGAATGGTCTGAAAAGTACAAACGTTCTATCAATTGCAAAAATCCAAAAGGTTTTTCTCAAAGGGCACATTGTCAAGGCAGAAAAAAAAAGAATGAAGAAATAGACCTTGGTGACATAGAAATAATTGAAGAAGAATTAGATGAAGCCAAAAAGAAAAAGCCATACAAACCAAACTTCTCTAAAGAAAAAGAACAAGGACTTCATGGTTGGTTTGCTCGTAATAAAGGAAAAGGTTGGATAAATTGTAGAACTGGTGGTCCATGTGGTAGAAGCTCCGCAGATAGTGGTGGCAAGTATCCAGCTTGTAGACCAACAAAAGCACAATGTAAATCTGCTGGTAAAGGTCCATTAAGAAAAAAACAATCATCTAAGCCAATTTCATGGACTAAAAAGAAGAAAAAGGACTAATTAAGTTATGACTAAATTTTCATCATTTCAAAATCAACAACTTTTAATGGAAGGTTGGAGAACTTATTTAAATGAACAACAAGCCGCCCCACAACAACAACCACAAGCTGTTGCTCCTCAACAAACCCCAATCCAAAAAATTATTGCTCTCAGTAACCAAAAAGTTGTGAAACCAGGACCATCTGATAACACAAGAAAGTCTATTAGTGACCCAAGTGTTATCCGTCAGTTACAAGCATTTATTTCTAAAAAAGAAATTGATGCAGCAATAGATTATTTGTTGAAAAATGTATTACAAGATGATGATCCAATTGAAGCTGCACAAAATGCTAAATTATTGCTTACTCAAATTCAAGAGGCAAAAAAACCAGGACCAATTTATAAAACAACTGAAGCTGTTTTGTCTGCGGCACAAAAAGGTCTTACTAAATTAGGTGGTGGTGATTTAACAAAAGGTTTTAATAGATTTACTGGTGCATCTGCTACTATTGTTTTGTCTAGTATGATTTTAGCAAATTTAGCAAATGCACGTATGACTAATAACTTAGTTTCACTTAAAGACGCACTTGAACTTGTAACACATTTAAAAAATTCTCTTACTTTAGCAAAAGTAGGAGATTTAACAAAGTTTATTACAGATACTGGTCAAGAACTACAACAAAGCGGAGCGCAAGTAGTTTCTGAATCAACAGAATACGATGATGCCCATTTAGACGATGGAACACTTGTTTGCGCTGGTTGCCTTCAAGAGTTATTGGAAAGTCAGAGAACAATAATTCAAGAAGCAAAATACCAAGGTCGCACAGTAACCCTTAATAAACCAATGAAAGGTGATGTTAAAAAATCCAAAGTTTATGTACGAGATCCAAAAACTGGTAATGTTAAAAAAGTAAACTTTGGCGATAAGAACATGAAGATTAAAAAGAACATACCAGGAAGACGTAAATCTTTTAGAGCAAGACATAATTGCGATAACCCAGGACCAAAAACAAAAGCTCGTTATTGGTCTTGCAGAGCTTGGTAAACCGTATTATCCTTTAATCACTAACAGGTGCTAACATGACAACAGCCTCTACCAGCGAGAGGGGTGACTTCTCTCGTTTTGGAAAAAGCTTTCAAGAGAGTCTAGTACAATTAATGCTCATGGATCGTCCATTTTGTGACCAGATTCGTGAGGTTTTTGCTATTGAGTTTCTTGAGCTAAAATACCTTCAATCTTTCGTGACTCTTGTATTTAATTACAAAGATAAATACAAGATTCATCCTACATTTGAAATTATGACCACACTTCTTCGTACAGGTCTTGAAGATCAAAATGAGACAGTACAGAAGCAAGTGCGTGACTATTTTGCTCGTATGCCAGAAGCAGAACCAGATGGCGCACAATTTATCAAAGAAACATCACTTGACTTTTGTAAGAAACAGAAGTTGAAAGAAGCTATGTTGAAGTCTGTCAAACTTCTACAAAATGCTTCTTTTGATGAAATCTCCAAAACCATCAATGAAGCACTAAAGCTTGGTACTACATCTGATTTTGGTTACGATTACCTTGTAGACTTTGAGAAGCGATTCCAAATTAAGTCTCGCAATCCTATCTCTATGGGTTGGAACGAGATTGACAGTATTTGTAAGGGTGGTCTTGGTACTGGTGAACTTGGTGTTGTAATCGCTCCTACAGGTGCTGGTAAATCGATGGTACTTGTTCATCTTGGTACTGAGGCTTTGAAAGCAGGTAAAACTGTAGTGCATTATACTTTGGAGCTTGCAGATTCTGTTGTTGCTTCACGTTATGATAGTTGTCTAACAGGTATTGAGTTGAAAGATTTGTATTCTTATAAAGAACAAATTTATGAATCTGTTCAAAACCTTCCTGGTAAATTAATTGTAAAAGAGTATCCAACAAAATCAGCTTCTACCAATACACTTAAACTTCATCTTGAAAAATTAAAAGTGAAAGGCATTAAGCCAGATATGATTATTGTTGACTATGGTGATTTGTTGAAACCTATTTCTAATCAGAAAGAGAAGAGACAGGAGCTTGAGACTATTTATGAAGAACTACGAGGATTGTCTCAAGAATATACTTGCCCTGTTTGGACAGCATCACAAACGAATCGATCTGGTCTAAATGCGGAAGTTATTACTATGGAAAGTATTAGCGAAGCGTTCAACAAATGTTTCGTAGCAGACTTTATTTGTTCCGTGTCAAGAACTGTAGAGGATAAAGCATCTAATTCTGGACGTATCTTTGTAGCTAAAAATCGTAATGGACCAGATGGTCTTGTCTTTCCAATCTTCATGGATACATCTAATGTAAAAATAAAAGTTTTGCCCTCGACAGGTGAGACTCCATCGGACATAATGGTACGTTCCTCTAAAGAGCAGGAAGACAATCTAAAAAAGAAATACAAGAACTATAAAAAGAAAACAAAGGATGAAATAAATGTATAACAGAGAAGAAGTAAATGCAGAAAGTTTACAATACTTTAAGGGTGATGAACTTGCTGCAAATGTATTTACTACAAAATATGCCCTTAAAACTAAGAATGGTAAGTATCTGGAGAATAATCCAGATCAAATGCATAAGCGTATTGCTGCTGAGTTTGCACGTATTGAGGCAAAGTTTGGTGGTGAATCTGCACTAAGTTATGATACAATTTATGAAGACATTAAGGATTTCAAATACATTGTTCCACAGGGTTCTCCTATGTATGGAATTGGTAATAACGAAACCCTAGCTTCATTGTCAAATTGTGTTGTTGTAGCTTCACCAGAAGATAATGTTTCTTCTATTGTTGACTCTGGTAAACACCTTGCAAACTTATTTAAGCGTCGTTGTGGTGTAGGTCTTGACATTTCAAATCTTAGACCAGAAGGAATGGGAGTAAATAACTCTGCTGGTACTACAACTGGTGCTTGGTCATTTGCTGACTTTTATTCTTATGTATGTAGAATGATCGGTCAGAATGGTCGTCGTGGTGCCCTTATGATTTCTATTGATGTAAGACACCCAGACGTTGAAAAGTTTGTTACAATGAAGCATGATTTAACAAAGGTTACAGGTGCAAATGTCTCAATCAGAATTACAGACGATTTCATGGAAGCTGTGGAACAAGACAAGGATTTTACTCTTAGATTTCCTGTTGATTCCGATAATCCTAGTTATTCTAAAACTGTTAGAGCCAGAGAGGTATGGAAAAGTGTCGTTGATTCTGCGACAAAAACGGCCGAACCAGGACTCTTGATGTGGGGCAACATTGAGAAGTTCTTGCCAGCTGAAAGCTATAACGA